CCCGGCCTTCCGTCGGTTCCGTCGAAAGAGTATTTGGCCCACAATGCAGGTGTAGAGAAAGCGCTCCACTCTCCATTTACCTTGATGCGCTTGGACACCCATTCGTATTGGTAAATGTCGTCTACGCCCATAGGATCATCCGTCCACGGCGCAGGCGGGTTGTCGTATTCTGCGACGCGGGGAACATCCGGGATATCGCTGGGATCGTCGGTTTTGGTACGGGTGAAAATGTACTCTACGCCTTCACCATCTATGCCGTCTTCTCCGTTGAAGGAGTATTTTGCCCATAGTGAGGGCGTTGAGAAATCACCCCAGTGCCCGTTGACTTTCGAGCGCTTGCAAGTCCATTCGAAAGGATGAGTATTGTCCGGCCCTTCGGCATCGTCAGTCCAGCCATCTGGCAAATAGTCGTCTTCATCTTGAGATGCCGGCGTAGCGGGTGCTGTTTCCGAAGTCGTGCGGGTAAATATCCATTCATAGTCTGTTCCGTCCACGCCCGGCCTTCCGTCGGTTCCGTCGAAAGAGTATTTGGCCCACAATGCAGGTGTAGAGAAAGCGCTCCACTCTCCATTTACCTTGATGCGCTTGGACACCCATTCGTATTGGTAAATGTCGTCTACGCCCATAGGATCATCCGTCCACGGCGCAGGCGGGTTGTCGTATTCTGCGACGCGGGGAACATCCGGGATATCGCTGGGATCGTCGGTTTTGGTACGGGTGAAAATGTACTCTACGCCTTCACCATCTATGCCGTCTTCTCCGTTGAAGGAGTATTTTGCCCATAGTGAGGGCGTTGAGAAATCACCCCAGTGCCCGTTGACTTTCGAGCGCTTGCAAGTCCATTCGAAAGGATGAGTATTGTCCGGCCCTTCGGCATCGTCAGTCCAGCCATCTGGCAAATAGTCGTCTTCATCTTGAGATGCCGGCGTAGCGGGTGCTGTTTCCGAAGTCGTGCGGGTAAATATCCATTCATAGTCTGTTCCGTCCACGCCCGGCCTTCCGTCGGTTCCGGGTCGGCCGTCGGCACCGCTTATTCGCGCCGGATCAGACCATGATTGAACAACGCCATCAATCACCGATCCGAAAGACACCCACAACGGAATAGTCTTGGACGTATTATACGCAATACGAAATAAGCCATAGTCGCCATTGGCATCACCGGACGAGTCTTTCGAATATACTACATTAACGAAATGACGTCCTGCGCTTGGTGCTGTGACGACGACGGTAGTAGATACGCCGTTCCCTGATACTTCAGCTTCGTAGGTGTCGGAGTCTGCCGTATTGACATTCTGAACATTTATTTTCCCGACCGCTAATTTGTCATACCCTTCCTCTGAATAAGCGGTTATGTCCAATACCAATGTCGCACCAGCGCTGAGAGCATCGAATTGTATTTTGCACGACACCGTCGAATTATTACCTTTTCCAGCAAGTTTATAGAACACACCATCTTGGGTAACATCCCCTTCATTATCCGCATCAATTATAATGTTGGTTACGTCGGTAGATGCACCTGAATCGCCGCCTTCGGGATATTCGAGACTCCACCCGTCAGGAGGAACAGTGCTGCCGGTCGGAAGTGCCGGTTTTTCATTTTGCTGCTTGTAAACAGGAACTACAGAAGACAGTGGGACCTGCATAAGAAGGACCCACGCTTCCGATGATGTAGATGGCTCTGATTTTGTCCCATCGACAAGACAGCGCCACTTGGCGTTATTGTGATATACCTCGTCGTTTTTATTGTATGTCTCCGACGCGAGCCACTTTCCTCGGTCGTTGATTGTCGGTATTTCCTCCCCGCCGGGCGTAAATTGATGGATGACGCCCGACATGTAGATGTTATTGAGGTAGGCCGAATAGCCTTTCATATCTATCCCGAATACGGACAGATTGGACAGGTCGCCGTACTGAGCTGCGATGTTGGACGATATGAATTCCCAGTCGGATACCCCCTTCAGATAACGCTGGTATGTCCTTGTTTCGTAGCGCGATGTCTGCCGGGCTTCATTCGAGAAGGAGCCATACCCGACAAATGTCATCGAGGGAGCAGGGTGGTATTGCTTCGGGTAAGCCGCAGAGACGGGCCGAAGTTGGTATTTGAACGTCTTGTAGGTCGTGGTGTCCAACTCTTCGGTAATGCGGAAATAGCACGTTGCGAAGCCGGCAAAGCGTCTGTTGCCTTTGCTGTCATCGTAGTCTTCCGTTGCATTATCCGAGGATTCGGAGCTGTGGAAGATACCCATGCAAATATCACCGACCCGCGGACTGCCTATTTCGCCTTCTTCGAGTTTGAGCGTGATGGTCTTGGCTTCGGTATCGACGCTCTCGATGATCCCGGCGCTTGGAGCAAACCATGTGTCGCCCATTGTAATATCGACCCGATTGTACCTCAGTTCAGGAACCTCAAGGAATCCCCGTAGCTTGAGGCTTTGCATTTCGGCATTCCCTTTCTTGTCGATAAGTCCGCCGATGCCGGTAATTCCTGTTGCGAAATCGCCGAACTGCGCCCCGTCCTCAAAAGTCATCTTGCCCTTAAAGGTGTCTGGGAATTGCTTGTTTGCAAACTGCCACAAGGCGCGTTTGGCCGAATAAGCGTTGTAATCTTCGGCCGCAGTAGAGTCGTACCGGGTGATGAGATATATTGCCGCTCCGGAGTCTGTAACGCCTATACGTTGCGAATACAAAGTAGCCTTGACATCCGATTCGATGCTGCCGATGCGGGAGTAAGGAGTATTATCGCCGATTGTGTACGTGGCGATATATTCGTTGTAGAGTTTTTTTTCGTATCCCTGAATTCGGGACAGACGTCCGTTTAACCCAAATCGAGGATCGACAAGAAGCACAGCCTGACCGGCATCGTAATTTTTTTTGTTTACCGTGCAATATACCGGGTTGGTCTCGCAGGTATATACATCCGTGTCGCTGCTGTTCTTTGCGGCGTATGCTTTTCCGGCCTTCAAAAGCTCCTCTTCGGCCTCTTCGATTCGTTGCTGGGGAAGTTTTACACCCGTGAGTACGAAAGTATCTCCCGGTTCGGGATGAAGACTTTCATTGGGGATTATGAGTTGGCTTTCTCCCGACGTCTCAACTTGGGCGATGATCTCAAATTTCTTGTCAAAGCCGTCTTCGGGTTTCCATGTTTCAGGTTTGTAATTTATACTTAATTCAAAATTACGCCCCATGAGACTTCCGCTGGTGAACGTGGCCCCCAGCGTTTCGCCTTCGATCATGTCGGACGGCAGGAACGGCGAGTCCTTGCAGTACATGACATAGGCCTTGTCTGTTTGCCCCTCGATGATCTCCCGATCAACGGTCTCAATGCTTGTGATCGTCTCCGTGTTCTTGGGGTAGATGTCGTCGAAGAAAACGACCTGCTCGACAATGGCACTTTTGTCGAGATTCGGGATGGCGTCTATATATCTCTGGCCGTTGGGAAGCCTGAGTCGTATTTCTGAAACATGGTTGGTCTCCCCGCCCTGCGGAGCCTGACCATAATCGCTGGTAAGGTTGCGTGTAGATCCGAATACATAGAACCGGGTGCCATAGCTGGAGTCGTCGCCCTTCTTGGCGGGGATGCTCTTGACGACATCGCCACGCTTGAATTCTTCGGGTGTGCCTCTTTCCAGCTTTCCGAAGTTAAGCGACACTAAATCTCCGTTTTCCTCGGTCCACCATTCGACTTCGAAAGTTTCGGCGATCGTGTTGAGTATACCCCAGCATTTGTCTCCGTTGAATGACACGAGTTTTGTCGCCTTGGGATTCTCGATGTCGATGGTTCCTACGCTCCAATTTTCGACGCCAAGATGTTTGTTCATGTTGGCCACGATCAGGGCGCCGAATGATTCGAGATCGGTGGTGTTGTGGAATACCGCTTCGGGATTATCTCCGCCCAGCCAGAAGCATACAAAACGCTTCATATGGTTCTGCTGCGCCTCGAACTTGAGCGTGTATTTATATCCTCCGGTCTTGTTGTCGAACTCCGGATATACCGGGGCCATTATCTCGAACTTACGGCCTTTGTACAGTATGTATGAACCTTGCGGAATTTGAATGTACTGAAGTTGATTGAAGGGAAGCTGAATGTAATAGTCACTCATGAGGGCATATTTGATAATAGCCTCTTTCGTGACCGGAGCATCCAATATCTGTATTCCCAACGGAGAATAAATTACCATCTGTCGTTTGCCACTTGCATCGTCACAAGCTCAAGGCAAAGGTTTCGACAGTCACGTGAATTACCAAACTCTTTAGAAGAAATGTGGTAAAAAATTTCTTACTTTGGGAAAAACTGAACGAGAAATGAAAACGATTGAGGAAAGAGCAAAAGAATACGCCGAAAAATGCCACTGCCAGAACACTGAGTGGGGATTTATAGTTGGCGCACAAGCCGAACACGAACTGCTGACGCGCTGGAACGACCCGAAAAAAGAGTTACCTCCGATTTACGAGAATGTCATGGTAAAATACAAGGCTTCTAATGGATGTGAACATATTACGATTGCGTGGCGTTCGGCTGGCGATGCAGGAGGATATATTTACGCCATCAGCGGAACCGGCGTAACTATCAATAGCCAAAATATTCTTGGCTGGCGGGAGATTTACGAATAAGATATAGTTTGTGAAGAATGGAATCGTGATTTGCCAAGAAATTTGAAGTGAAAAACAAAAAAATAGCACAAAGAATCCCCGACCTTTTGGCCGGGGATTGCGTCAATGAATGAAGATATCAAATACTGTTAGCGCATTTGTTGATCCTTGAAGATAAGTCAAGCAAGGCATTGCGCAGGATTTCTTTCTCTGCATCATCGAAGTCGTCCGGTTTCCCGTTGTTAATGCCGTCCATCTTATGGTAGAGCCATGACCGCGATTTACCGAAATATTTTTCAGATATCTTAGCCCAAGACACATCCAGCAGAATGTCCGACATCTTCTGTTTTACTGTCTCCCGATTTTGTTTTACAATGATTTCCATATTTGTCTTTTTGTGCCCTCGGCCAAAATGGTCGAGGGCTGGTTATTAATCACGTTCTAATAATTCTTGGAGGATCATCTCGATATACCACTCTTGTTCTTCTTTCCCGTTAGGGTAGGCTTTGTGATAATTGCGTATAGATTCGATCAAATCCCATTCTTTTTCTGTTAGTTCGACATTCATATCGTTTATTCATTTGCTGTACTACAAATATAATACACTTTTGCGTATTATGCAAATGTTTTGATGATAAAATCATAAAAAACGCCCCGCATTTCTGCGAGGCGCCGGCATCGGGGAAGTATACAGGGGCTTATCTTATCGCTGCCATCTTCTTCGGGGTTTGGACCACCTCAAACTGCCTTGCGAGGAAATCCAATCCTTTTTGCGTCACGAGAACCTTGATGACCGTGAACGATTCGTGGTTGTTTCGGTCGATCAATTTCTCTTTCAACTCGAAGTAACCCCGGTTAATATACTCTTGTTTAGGCTCATTGCGATTGCAGAAGAATATCCCTCGCTCGCGGAGCCGCTGGAAGAGCGTGTTGCGGCCAAATGGTAGATTCAAAATCTTTGCCGCCTGCCCGACGTCTATCTTCTGGTCCGTGTCCAATACCTTGTCCATCAGCTCGGCTTTCGGCGCGAGTGCCGCGACCTGCTTTTGGGCCTGCTCCAGCTGTTGCTTCTGCCGGGCTATGGTGTCATTGGCGACCAGCACGGCGCGTGCCATTATCATTTCGGGCGTGTCCGTCTCTTTGGCTGACATGTATCCGCCAGTCTTGCGGATGGAGGGGAGAACTTCATCGCATACCCAGTCCTGAAACTGCTCGGCCTGCGGGAGCTTCGATCGCATGACAAGGCGGTAAACATCGGATTCGGGGATGTATGAAACCACTTGGACACCGCTTGTGGTGGGGGTGTCACGTTTCGTGACACCCTTACAATGGTCGCCTATTGCCTTGCGAGGATTAGCATATCCTAACGATTTTGCAACATCATTCGCAAGAAACATTGGCTTGTTTTCGTCGGACATGATGATACGTACACGCCCGAACTTCTCGTTATTGAAAATTTGTATGTTGTTCATGGCTGGTCTATTTACATTGTGCGACATTCATTCCGCGGCCCATCTTGACAAGAATAAACGGGTCGATCTCTTTGATTTTGTTGTGGGATGATTTTTCAGCGCCCAGCAATTCAAGGTAGTAGCCTTGTAGCTTGACATAGGCATCCATTAGGTTGGAATAGCGCTCTTCGGCCTTGAAGTAGGCGTTTTCGAAATCCCGTGCTTTTCGCTCGGCTTCGATGCAGCGAGTTTGATAATCCGTTTCCGGAAGCGATGGTGTTTTCATAGATGTAAGCATTTAATAAAACAAAAAAAAACGAACGGGTACTACCTGCTGCTTACATCTTTACTCAAGAGGTTGGCGCGCCATTACAGCAACGCCACAGGGTTACCCGTTCGTATGTTCAATTTTCGGCACAAAAAAAGCACCAATAATGGTGCATCTTGTGCACTCTTGAGTTTATGTAAGCGTTACAAATATAGAAAATTATTTTTAATCCACAAGGGCTTTAACACTATTTTTTTACATCAGGAGTAAATTTTGTTTCTAAAATTTGCTACTATTGGAAATTTTGTAAATTTGTAATGTCAACTAATACCAATTACAATATGAGAAGATTTTTATTCATATGGTCACTTATTGTCTCAATGGCTTTTGTTGGATGCTCAGATAACGATGACAATGATAATAATATCTCTAATCCATTACCCGGTACTACGTGGGGTATGATTGATGTTAGTAGTGGTGCCATATCGACGCTTGTATTTGATGACAATGAATGCCGTTATGGTTCAAGATACGGAGGTGCATCAAGCGATTATAAACGTGCCTTATATAGTTATACATACAAAGCATCAAAGATTACATTAATCCCATTTAATGATAATTTAACAATATTGGAAGGGATTATATCTGGTCCAGTAATGTTTGTAAAAGACACTTCTTCAGGAGAAGATGTGGGGATTTTTGTAAAGCAGTAATTTAGTCCAATTCCGAGGCTTTGTCTCGGTTTTTTTATTTGTCCAGTATTGCCATAATCCGCTCTATACAGGCGTTCTGCTCTTCGAGCAATGTTGTTAAGCGGTCTGCCGATTCGATGATGTCGTTCATGGTCATATTGTGTTTGAGTTAGTCTCCGTAGTACATTCCGCGCACGCCATAGTAGTTAGCCGGGACCGTCAGCAACTGCGGGCGGTATTCCGTGGCTTTCGGCCGTTCCGTCGGTCGGTTCTCAATCTTTGCCGTCATCATCGCCAGCTTCTCGTTGCGCCAAGCCTTCTTGAGGCAAGCCGAGAACGACATAGAGGCGTTGGCACGTTTCAGATACCAAGCATTGCGCATGATCTTCGATTTGTTGTAGGTTGCTTTCATGGTTTATATCGTTTAGTGTTATTTCTACAGCACAAATATATCGTATTAAAATATAATTACCAAATATTTTATATCATTTTTCAGAATATTTTTACACTTTCTATATCGAAATGAAGAATAATCATTATATTTGTATAGGATATAAAATTAATCATAATTACTATGTTTCTGAGAATAAAGGAAATAAGCAAGGCGCAAGGGGTATCTATTACCAAACTTGCCGAATTAGTAGGGATTACTCAGCCCAATATGTCAAATATCGCCAACGGCAAAACATCGCCGTCACTGGATTTATTGGAGCGTATAGCCTTCGCCCTCGGCGTATCGGTTCCGGAGCTTTTCGCCCCTCAACCGACGAACGCGATCACCTGCCCGCATTGTGGCAAACTTATTAAAGTGGAGAAGGGGGAATAAATAAGTATAATAAGACTGATAGATAATGGAGAAAAACGTAAAATATAGAGGGGTGTTAAACCTTGGAGAAATGCCGATTCCATGCTATGTTTTAGAGGATGGTACACGGGTTCTTTCAGGTCGAGGGATGCAGGAGGCTCTCAAAATGGTAGACGAAGCTGAAGAAGGTAGGCAAACCGCGGGGACCAGATTGAGCCGATATTTAAGCCAAAAATCGCTCAAACCATTTATTTACAAGGGTAAAGAAGAGGACCACTTTAAGCCTATTATTTGTAACGATAGGGAGACAAAGATAAATGGATATGAAGCGACTGTATTGGTCGATATTTGTGATGCCTTCCTTGAGGCCAGACAAGCTATCAATCTATCTCCCCGTCAGGAAATCATTGCCGCTCAATGCGAAATACTTGTACGAGCATTTGCCAAAGTAGGCATTGTAGCGCTCGTAGATGAGGCAACAGGATACCAGCAGGATAAGAATAGAGCAAAAGATGAGCTTCAAAAGTTCTTGTCGCAATTCATTTCGGACGAGGCAAGCCGTTGGGTAAAGACTTTTAACGATTCATTCTTTGAAATGATATATAGAATGCACGGATGGAATTGGACTATGACCCACAAGCGGCCGGGTGTTGTTGGAACGTGGATTAATGATATTGTTTACGAACGTCTGGCTCCAGTGATATTAACCGAACTTCAAAAAGTCAATCCGAAAACAGACAAAGGAACGCGAAAAGACCGTCATCACCAGCATTTAACCGAAGAGATAGGCCGGCCAAAACTGAAAGAGCATTTAGCAGCTGTAGAGGCGTTGGGACGGGCCTCTGGGTATAATTGGGTCAGATTTATGCAAATGCTTAACGCCGCATTTCCGAAACAATACCAACAGTTAGATTTGCTTTTCCCGGATGATGTAAGGGTTGAGAATGGCGAATAGATGCAAAGTCGTAAATACAAAGACGAGGGATGGATTTTTACCGTTCCTCGTCTTTTTTCTTGCTATAATTCATTTTTTATTGAATAAAATTTGGTGGGGGGGGGAATTTTATAATTTTGCGGCACTAACCAATACAATTAGGAATATGAAAAAATTCTTACTCTTCATCGTTGCTGTTGTTGCTTCAGGCGTTGCACACGCTCAAGGCTTTTCAAAATCCATTGAGATAGGCGGAATGCTTGGTTTGGGGACATATAACAACAAGTCGGCAGATGTATCGTTTATTGGCGGATATGCTTTTAGCCCCCGTTTTTTTATTGGCGCAGGCGTGGGATTTAGGTATACAGACGCCCTTTATTATCAATCCTATACGCATACAAGCGTCCAATATGTGTCTGATACGTACGAAAGTCGGAGTCAGGAATATTTGATCCCCGTTTACGCTCGTATCAAGTATAATTTTTCTGACAAATTCGTTGCACCATTCATACAAGGCAACGTAGGTTATTCTTTTAATGTAGGTGGAAATACGAAAGCTGTAAAAGGATTGTACTTGGAGCCAGCCATAGGTATAGATTTCAACCTGAAAAACAAACAAGCCATATATTTTACTGTTGGATATGCTATGCAACATAGCGAATATGTGGATTTTATAATTACAGAGACCGATCAATCCCAAGATTATTACAAAGATTTAGCAGGAGCTATTTCTATAAAAATCGGATTTAAATTTTAGTCGCAAACCGAGGCATATGCCTCGGTTTTTATTTGTTCCATTCCTTCCTACACACAAAGCAAAAATTACTATCTTTGCACTGCAACGATGCCTCACGGACGGTGGTTGAATATTTGGACCAGAGATATAAGACATGGAACTACAACCTATTCAGAGCAAGATTTACGAGATACGGGGTCAGCGGGTGATGCTGGACCGTGATTTGGCAGAACTCTACCAAGTAACGACAAGCGCATTAAATCAGGCAGTAAAACGCAATAGCAAACGATTTCCGCCTGATTTCATGTTTCAGCTTACGAATCAAGAGTTTGCAAACTTGAAATCACAAATTGTGACATCAAGTTGGGGCGGTATTCGCAAAATGCCTTATGCGTTTACCGAACAGGGCGTAGCCATGCTATCCGGCTTGTTGAATAGTGATATCGCCATAAATGCAAATATCGCCATTATGCGGGCTTTCGTAGCAATGCGGCAGATGCTTACAAATACTCCCGTGGATCGGGTGGCAGAACTTCAAGGAGAAGTATTGAAACTCAAAGAGTACGTAGAAGAAGTATTCAAAGATCAGAATGACATTAACGAAGATACTCGGATGCAACTTGAATTGGTTAGTGAAACTTTGGCGGAACTTCAAGTGGGGAATAAAGCCATCGGGCCAAGACGACCTGCCGGATATCATACCAGTTATCAGCAGCAGTAAAAATAGGGGCACGAAATAATTGACAAGCCGGGATTATTCCCGGCTTTGTTTTACAGTACAATCACAGTTCTGTCTTTCTTTATCGAATACTCTCCGCTGATATTTGCAACATTCAGCACGGCGTAATCTTTGGCGTTGATCGTGGCCCTTGCGCCGTGCATCAGGATTATCGTATGGATGAATTTAGTCCCTGCCGCTTCTATAGTAGCATCTGTATCTCCGACGATACATACGTACTCTCTACCTTTGAGCGCGATATTGCCCGCATCTACATATACTTCCAGCCCTTCTAAACTGTCTCGGTTCTTTCTGAACACTTCGACCGAGGGGAAGTTGTGGTCTTGACAGAATTCGATTCCCTGCGGCGTGAACATGAGTTTTATGAGTTCGGGGAAGTCGTGAATGCGCATTACCTTCCTGCATGCTCCGCCACGGAGAGCGGAAATCCTGATCTCTTCCAGATTTTTATTCGAGTGTGTCATTATGCTTCTTCTTTATCCTCGCCCCTGTCTGCGGGGTTTGGCTCGTTGAACTTTACTGTTAATTGTGACGTCAGGCGGTCGCCGGAGATGTTGTAGCTGCCTGAATTACCTGCGTATGTCAGGTGGTATATTTCATCACTTATTCCCGGTACCGATATATCTACCTTACCTAAGTGTAGCATCCGGATAAAAGTATCGTAGTTTAAAAGGTGCTCCTCCGGGGTTTCTCCCGTAATTATAAAAGTCAATGTTAAATCCCGTGCCGCCAATTTGGGTTTGTCGGGATATATGACCTCCTTGCCGTCTTTCTTGGGGTCTTCGTTTTCTACGAAGTCTTTCAGGCCGGCAGGGGATTTTAACCCGGCAATAAACCCGGAACCCATTGCAACGCCCATTGTGTAGGCGTCTGTCCTGTTGATGAGTAAATCTCCGATCATTGCTTATTTAATTCTTGGTCTAAAAATAATTCTGCTGTATCAATGACATCATAACCTTTAGAACTGACAAAGCCGGCGTAATACATGCCGTCTGCGAAAATAATGCTTGTCCCGGCTTTATTTTCTTCGTTGAGTACTTTATTGGTTTCAGCAGCAGCCGTTGGATCTGGATGATTTTGGTCTCCTATAAATCGCCGTTTTTCTTTTCCTTCATAAGTAATTACGTAACCAAGAGCGCTGCGTAAGTTCCATGTGTGGTTTAGGTAGTCGCGTTTGCCAGATAATAGTCGCGCTTCTTTTTGTCTTATTAATGCTTCACGAGCCTTCTCATCCATGAAATCTACAACCTCCTCTTCGATGCCGTCGATAAATTTGGTCAGGTCCGATATGTCCTTTTCAATTTTCATTACAGTTCACTTGTATTGCGCTTGATCGCCGCTATGTCTTCCCGAATTTCCGTCAGAGCAGCCTTCATAACAGCTGTATTCCCGTTTATTTCGACGATCTCCATGTAGGTCATAACAGCGTACCGGAGCAGCTCATTATCCACTTGCACGCTTGTGTATATGGCCGTTTCGATATTTCCGATGGAGTTCAGCAGCCCGATAATAGATTGAGTTTGCATCATCACATATCCTCGGATGTCGGTAACCTTGCCTTGAATGTCCGTGAATCGGCCGTTTAACTCGTCGCCGGTATCTTGAGACATGGCTTTAAAGCCTCTCTCCGTGGCTTCCTGCTGAGCAGCTCCGGCATTTCCAAGCAACTCTTTTGTTTCGGCAGGAAGACTGTCCCAGACAGCTTGGAATGTCTCTCCAACCTTGTTAAGATCATCCGCAAAGCCGCTCATGGAGTCGGTAACATTTTCCATCCCCAGAAAAACGCCATCCTTAAACCATTTAGCCTTATATTTATCGAATACTTTACCGATTTCTTCCTCAAGAAACCTGCTTATAAGCATTTGTCTAACGATGTTTGCGACAATCTCGTCCACCTTTTCGCCCCACGCTTCGGCCGCATTCTCGCCTTCCATAAATGCGTCTATAAACGCATCTCCAAGTTCCTTTGCGATTTCTTCCGCCGTGCCCCCAATAATGGTTTCGACGACCTCGTTAATCACTTCAGCGGCTTCGGCTCCAAGCTCTTGAATCTGGCGCTCCCATTCTCTAATTTTTGATTTGTCCGTTTTCTTCTTGTCGTTTTCCGCATTAATCTGCTTTTGGAGCAACAATTGTTGTTCTGCAAGATTGTTAAGTCGCTCGCGGGTGTCGCCAAATTTATTTTTACCCAGAAGATTGCTATCTGTATATTTGAGGTTCGAATAAGCATCGGCTATACTTTGGATCGCCTTTTTTTCTATTTCAGCCTCTTTGGATCGCCTGATGAAGAATTTCTCTACAAAGTTGCCTACGTCTTTGTACGCGCTCATTATTGATTTCGCCGCGTTATTGTAGGCGTCCTTTACATTTTTAACTGCATCGAAAGAATTTCGTTGCAATCGAATGGCGTTGGCATTATCAAATTCCCATTGCAACTGCTCAATACGCCCTTGCAGTCTGTCTATTTCAGCCTGCTTCTCTTCGTCATTGTTGAATAGACTTGCAATTTTAGTAGCGACACTCAGTACAGCCTGAATGATAGCGAGAATAACGGAAGCCCTCTCCACTGCCTTTATTGCGTTTGCAGCCGTTGTAGAGGTTGTCGTTATGGCACTGGCCGATGATTCAGTAAGGGTTACTATACTGCTGATCATGCTCGTGGCTGTTGCCGCGATCTCACCTGCAGCACTGATTATTTCGCCCGTAGTGCCTCCTACGGCGTCGCCAATATCCTTAAACCCATCTGCAATGTCTCCGAGAGTCTTTTCCAGCCGTTGCCATTCCTCGATTGCATTTTCTTTGGGAGATGTTTGCGTATTTGATGCAGCTTTATTTACCGCATTAATTTGTGCCTTGGTTTTGTTGATTTCAGCGCGTAGTTTCTGGGCCTGCTCTGTATCGGATGAATCCAAGGCATTGTATTCCGACTCAAGAGACTGCAATGAGGCTTCTAATTGGGCCTTTAGATCGGCCAACTCTTTCTTTGTCTTATCTGTAAGTTCTCGTATCCATTGCTCGGCTTGCACTTCGATTTCCGCTACAGCTACATCTCGTTCGGCTTCGAGACTCTTTCTTTCCCCGACGGTCCCTGCCTCTTCAATCCTTCGGTCGTAAATGTCTTTTGTGGCTTGTAGCTTTTCGCGGAAGGTGCCGTATTTTTGCAAGTATCCATCCCAAGACTTTATTTCTTCGTCAAATTGCGAAGAAATGTCTTCTGGAGATGTTTGTCCAGAAAGTAGTACTCTACCTCGTTCTTTGCCGTGTTGAGTCTCGTTCGCTTTGTTCAGAGCTTCGATTTGCGCTTGCTGGTTTTTAGTCAGCTCTCCGTCTTGAAGTCGGCGGATTTCGGCTTCCGCCGTCTCTATGGCTCGCGCGCGCCTTTGGTAGTCGCGGTCTATTTGCGCAAGTTTCTTGGCCGTGCCGTCTTTCATGGAATCAACCTCGGCCTGTAACGCATCATCCCGGAGCTTTTGCAGTTTTTGATTGAGTTCCTTTAGGTTGCGCTCTTGGTCGGATGCGGCCTTCTTTGCCGCGTTTATGGCTTCATCACGGGCTTTTTTGGCCTCTGCGTTGAGTTCTTCCGGGGTTAGGGTAGTGTACAGCTTTTCTGCCGCCGGAGTTAATTTTTCGATGCCGGCATTTATCGCCGCAATGAAGGCATCTACATCTCCTTCATAGCCCTCGTTTATGCGCTTCCAAAGGTCATCACCATCTTTACTAAGATTTGATAGTTCGTTAATAAAATCACTCCTAAACTTCGTTAAGTTTGCTTTCGCTCTTTCAAAACTTGCAGATTCAGGGGTGAGAGAAAATGTTATTGGCCCTTTCCCTTTGCTGGCTTCTTTCGCTGCTGCATATGCTATTCTATATTCTTTTAGAGCAAGAGAATAGTTTGTGTAGGCATCGCCTGTTGCTTCAATAAGTTGTAAACTCTTCGAACTCTCTGTAATAAGCTCTTGGGCGGCCTTGGCCTGTGCGACCTCGATAATTGCATCCCGCAGGTCTTCATAGGCGCCGACGGCATTTCCTACCATAACCTGTTCTGCGGCCATATTGCCGAAATAGGCAGGGTAGATGTCTTGCAGCTTCTTGACGGCCTCGGCCCGTTCTTCATAGGGCTTGGACAGGTCAGTCGCGGCATTATACAGCAGGTTCAGCTTGGTTAATTCGGATTGCGCCGACACAGAGCCTTGAGCCATCGCGGAATTGAATTGCTCAAGAGCGGCAGCGGCGGTATCTATTGCTGTCTTGCCTTTAAACAGCGATGCCACCCAGCTTGTTATTTCCTTTCCGTAAAGGGCAAGTACGGTAACTCCGGCGACAAGCAGGGTCTGCCACGAGAAGATGGACGATGCGATCTGCTTCCATACGGGCGTGAATGTTTGCCCGGCTTTCTTCAATTCATCAACAGATTTCTTCGCACGGGCTATTTCATCTGCCAGCATCGGCAGGTTGTTGGATATGGCCGGAAAGAATATTTGAGGACCATACGCCAACGACGGCAATTCGCGGGCAACCTGCTGAATCTGGAATCCGAGGTTATTGAATCCCGACGCATAGTCGCCTACCTTGCGGGTGTGTACCCCCATTGTAGCATCTAGTTCTTTAACTTTCGTATCAATGGATTCGATGTTTTTGAGCAGGTTTTGCCCCCAGCCGCTTGTTCGTTCGCTTTCATTCAACGAGCGATATACGGTGCGCATTCGTGATAATGCTTGCGACATTTCGTCAATGGATCCACGTGCGACTTGTTCGAACTTGATTTGATTGACTAACTCTTTTCTGGCGCGAGATATGGCCTGTTTGTATTCCTCGATGGATAGCGTAGCTTCAAGGCGGCTTGACTTCTGATTCTGCGTCAATTTCATGCCTTGACTCTCCGCTTTATTCAGGCTATCTATCTCCGATTTAAGACGCTTTATTTGAGCTTCGTATTGAGATATAAGGATGACATTCTCCTTTTTTGAAGCATTGACGGCTTTTAATTCTTCGATTAGCTCATGATACGCCGCCGTTTCGGCCTTGGCCGCTTGTGCTCCGGCTGTAGAGTCGCCACCCGTGTTCCCTATAGTGGCCGAAGCCGCTGTTTTGGCTGCCGCATCCATCGCCTGACGCTCCATTTGGGCGATCTTGCGCATGGATTGCTCCACACGGGCCTCCATTTCTCCGATCTTGCGGTTTATGACGTCGAAATCCTTGGTGCTGTCAGGGATGTCCGCCAGCACGCGCCGCAACTGCTCAAGCATGCTGATGAAGCTCTTGAGTTTGTCGGTTTCCGCATTTATTTTGAATGATAAAGCACTCATTGATGTATTTTATTACCTCGTCTTTTATTGCCTCTTCTTTTGGCCATTTCGGCCCCCGATCCTTTGACTATCTTTTTCTCGTCGCCGACGAGCGTGCGAACCTTGTCCGTCATCATCAAAAGCATGGTAGGGTAGTTTATGCCCTGAAACGCCTCTTTGTAGGATATGTTCAGCTGGTCCATCATCGTCGCCATGATCCCGGTTATAGTGTTGTTGCCGACGGTCTCCGCAATGGTATTGCGCCGCGTCTTGTCAATCTTGACTGAATCGAACAAGTCTTTCCCCGACACTATTTCTGCTATAGCGCAGGTGGCGTGGGATATTTCCTCATAGGAGGCATATCTCTTGGCGTACCATAGAAATACCTTCTGCGCCCACTTGCGCCGGAACATAAGTCGCGATATTGTGCCCAGAGAGAATCTTTGCCGGCCTTGTATCGATACATCTATCCGCCCGGCAGCAAAGGCCCTTGCCAAGTCTTTGACAAAAGGCTGGTACATCCGGAATGTGAACATTCCGAGCTTTACCGCGACATGATGCTTGTTCAGCAGAGACCGGGCGACAATGTCCGCCGATTTAATCATGATCTTTGGATATGGTTGTCGCTAATCCTTCCATCACGGCGGCCACCGATGCAATGTCCTCCAGCGGAATCATCAGCAAGGTTTTCTGATAGCAGTCGAACAGCTCGGCGAAGGTGCTTCGCTTCATAAAGCGACGGCACAGGAGCCATGCCCTGAGGCGGTGCAATATGCTCCGGCTGCCCACGATTGCCAGCGCAACGCTGTAGGCCATCGCGGCTATGCACACCTTGCTTTCGTCCGGCTCTTTTTTTACGTCGATTGCCGTCATAATGCGGGTGGCGGTCATCGGCGACATTTTGTATATCGTGTATCCTTTTGAAGCGATACGTATGCTGATAAAGTCTAATTTCATGGTAATTGTTATAATAGAATAGGGGTGAGGGGCTTATGCCTCCCACCCCCGTACTTGAATGTTGACAGGTTGCTAAACGCTCTCCTCTTCGGAAGCATCGAACCAGTATTCCGAAGAAACCGCTGCATTGTCGGGTTCGAGTGCCGTGGCCACAACGCCAATAGCACTTGCGCCGTCGGTCTGGGCGTCGCGTGCGATAACCGACGCCTTCGGGAATACGCAGTACTGATTGTCTTCAGTGAGGGCAACCATGAACCTCTCGATTATTACCACGCCGCGGTTGCGCTTCCACGACGTTGCGGTTGCGGTGCCGCCCATGAGGGCGGCCTTCGTCGAATAGTCGTATTGACCGATGGTGAAACTCATCTGGATATTTCCCATCTCGGTCGATTGGCGGTATACGCCGTTTGTGAGCTGATTCCGGTACTCGGTGGTAGACGCTTCCTCCTCCTCAATACTCCACGTATCTTGGTGAATGTTCTCGACCTGCTTGGTACTCGCGTCGCTCAAGAGCGTTTTGAGTGAAGCAAGGGTGACATCCGCCATGATCTTTGCAGGGTCTCCGTAATACAGCTTCTTGATTCCTACTGCTGTTACTTTTGCCATTGTTTTAGTTGTTTTTAATGTTCAATACTCTGAATAATACCCGGATATAGACATAGTGGCATCCTAAGTTCGGATCCTCCTCGCGGCCGATATTTTCATATCTGTACCTATATGCGGATTCGTCGTAAGTGCCGTAGGTCCATTCCTTGAATTTGGCTTTCGCCGCTCGTTCAAGCTCGTCCAGACGTTTGATATTCGCTTCGCCTTTGATGTCGGGGACGCATAGATTGACAGCCACGAAGCAGTCCTCCCAATATGTAGTCGGAGTCTGCTGGGGCGGGGTTATGACTACAACACGTTCGCGTGTGACTTTCCCGCCCGGAATGGCCCATGAAGTGTGCATTTCCTTAATCCCGAATTTCCGGCAAGCGGAAAACAAGATGTTGCGAGCATCGCCGGTTGTAATCATATCCAGAGGTCTGAAACGTTGAAATAATTGTTCTCCTTTGGTATTGCTACCGTGCCTTCACCGCGGACTTCGCCGGTTGTCTTATCAATGCACTTCACATAACTCCCTTTGGGGATTCCCTTTCCTTCGTAGACGATATGGTATTCCGATTGACGCACTTCGCCGTTTTCAGACACAAGGCGCACGGTCGTGTTGTCGTCGCAACGACAATCACCTATCTTCTGCCATGTATCATCTTCGGATAATATTATCGGACGCCCCAGCTCGTCGTACTGTTTCGGCGGGTCTATCCTTAAGTAGAGTATGTGGGGCGCAAAGTACATATTACCACAAGTTTGAAGCATCCTTTATCGAAGATAAGCCGATGGAGCTGCTCAGCTCTTCTCCCGGTGTGATGCCGTATTTTCGGAGCATGAGTTGCGCTTTCTGCTTTAAGGCGCTGTCAGACCAAGAAGCCGAGTGCCCACTCTCGCTTACCGATAACGGATGCATTATCAGGCTGTCAATAAACTCAGTCACTCGTTTAGCGACGATTTGCTGTTGTTGCTCGCTGCTCGCCAGAGAGTCGGGGTCTAAGCCCCACTCTCTCGCAAAGCGGCGGACACCATAGTCTGAGATTGTCCCGACCATGTTGAACTCCTGATGTATGCACTCTGCCACCGTCATATATACCTACAATTCTACGGTCAGCGAATAGATGCCGTTGATCTCGGTGATAACCGGAAGCGACAGGGATTGTGCCTTCGTGAATTCCACGCCGTTCGAATTGTCGGTTTCACCCTTTCCCCATTGGGAAATCCGGATGCGGCCATAGTCGGAGTAGGTAACACCCGGCTCCGGCCGAAGCTCGTTGTCGGCATAGGCATTCTTGATGACACCGAGACGTCCTGCCGGCACAAACACGATATTCTTGTCGTTCCACGGCTTGTACTCCTTGATCTTGCCGTTGTCCTGAATGCGCGTCATTCGACGGATAACATCGAATACGGGCAGTCCGTTGGAGCGCATGAACTCGTTCAGGTTGGCCAGAAGAAGCGGCGATGCAGATTTGTCGGACCCAAAGATCACCTGCTTCATCTTTTTACTTCGGAGGATATACGAAAGCCGCTTCTGATCCAAAAGGATGCGGTCGAAGGTCACTTTTTCCTGCGCGGAATCGACGATCTCCTGAATGTCCTCGAATACATCGACAGTGTCAATGTTCGCTTCGGTCCACTGCGTATCTGCCGTAGCGATGTTCTCTTGGGGCATACCGTAGTCGATGTTGCCCCTTACGCCGCCTTCAGGGTTGTTCTCGGACGTGAACTCGAAGACGCCTTTGTTGGAAAGCGCGCCGAGGAAGATGATGTCGAGTTTCGATTTTACAGAGTTGACAACCTTCTCCACGCCGCCCCACATGAGGTTTACGAGTTGCTGTTTCTTCGCCTGATCCGGGATCATCCGCGAGTCCAGCAGTTGGAGAACCTTGCGGTAGTCTTCGATGCGCATAGGATATGTCATCTGATGCGTAAGGACCTTTTTCGAGATTGTCGCCAGCCCCTCGGTTCCCATGATAGGCTCTTTGCCTTTGGAATCCAATGTAGCGGCGGCAACGCTGAGATTGTACGAGCCGATGATTTCCTCGAAGTTCAGTCCTACAGTCGGCGTATCCCAATCGAGAAAACGCTCATACACGCTTTGGTCGAATAAGCGTTTGCGCAGCTCCGACGCCGCGTCAATACGAACCTGCACCTCCTTGGTGAGTTCGCGGAAGATGGAAGAATAATATACTTCGTTCATTTTCTTTACTGTCTGATGTACTTGATTTCAGGGTTGTTTTTCATGCTGTAGCCTTGCAGCCACGCATCGGGCACCGGATATGCCACGTCCTTAAGGATTCTGGCCCCATATGCCGCCGACACAGTGGGGAATCCGTTTGTCGTGGTGTATTCTTTGGTGGTCTCAATAACAGCATCGGGCAGCTCGTCACCTCCAAGCAGATCCGCGCCGGCCATCGCCTCGGCCATTGCAGCGTTGAGTGTAATCTCGTCGTAGGATTCGTTGGTGGTGCTGATGCTTTTGATTGTCCCGGTGGATTTACCGATTTTGACGGCGTCGTTTGCTTGGAACATGGACCCTTTCACCACACGCGGCTTTGTCGTGGTTCCGCCCTCGACGATGCGCGCAGATTTGCAGATCGTACATTCCATGTTCTCGAAATCGATCTTGATCGGGGTTCCTTCCTTGAGTTTCATCCCTTCCGGATAGGTTCCTTTGAGTTTGAAGTCTCCCGGAAGCACCTCGCATTCCCCACGCCAGAACACGGGGAACCCGCCTTTAATTTGGGTCTTTTCGAATTTGATAGCCATTTCTTTTTAGATTTTGTTATGCATCCGGCAAGTTTTCAGCCCACGCCTTTGCCTCCTCTTTGCTTTGGCCTTCGGATGTGGAGAGGGGGAATGCCGATTCCTTTCCCTCAAGCCCTGCTGCTACGACTCGTGTCTGTATGGCTGCAAATTTCTCCTGCAGCTTTGATTTGTCAGGATTCTCCTCACTCATCGCGGCTGCGAGTCCTAAGATGTCTTCCAGCACCGAGTCCTTGATGTTAGCTTCTTTGGCTGCTGCGCGAAAAATCGAGTCGCGCTCGGCTTTTGCACGCATGGCTTCCAGAGCGTCGTATTTTGCTCGTATAGCATTCTCACGCTCTTCCTGCTCACGCTTGTAAGCCTTGAACCACTCAGGTTCTTCGCTTGGGGAGGTAAGTTTTACCTGCCTGTCCCCGGCGGCAGGCTGCTCGATAGGCTTCCCTTCTTTCAGGTTATGTCGCTTTTCGTAGTTTTTGACTGCGGTCTGCGAGGCATCCCCTGCGCGGTAATCGCCGTAGCTGGTCAGCACGTCCTGAAAGCTAATTCCCTCCGCGATGGTAGTCAATTGCGCTTCGTCCGATACATTCTCAGACTTCTTCGTTGCGATTCGGTCGAGAATTGCATTGTCCACCCCCTGAAATTTGGTTTGGAGCAATGCCAAAAGTTTATCTTTCATATTCATTAAATTATTTGCTTCAAGGCAAAGGTTTCGACGGTCACGTGAATTACCAAAAATGAGCGTGATTTTTTATTGATTGTTCTAAACGTTCGATTTTTCTTCCGTAAAATCACTTGTTGTTGATGGATTATTGTTCGATTGGTTTGTTTCTGACTCTTCTCCGCTTGAGATGGATTCCGAACGACCCAATGCTGTTTTCAGTCGGTCTATTTCCTCTTGTGGATTGTCGGCCACGCCCATTAGGTTGACAGCCTCTTCGAGTGAAAGAATTCCGTCATTATAGGCTTGGCCAATGGATTTCCACCGAGCGGCGACATCCTCACTGAATGGCTCCGAAAATTCATGCTCGATCTTGAGGGTGGCGAGTTTGTCTCTCATCTTGATATGAGTTACATTCATCATAATCGCCAGAATGAGGTTCTTTTCCCGATCGACGAGTTCGTCGTATATCTCCTTGCGATTATCACGCTTAATATATCCAAGCACCATTGCCCTTTTTATGGCATCGCCTGACAAGGTTCCCAGTCCAACCATCTTTTCGGGTGTAAATTCGGGCGTGAAGGTGTCGAAGAGGATGGACTCCTTTAAATCTGTTTTTTCCTGCTGGCGCGTCTCGGAGGAAGTCGGCGGCTCTATATATTCAAACTTGTCTTCTTTGCTGTTTAACTGTATTACCTTTCCGGGCTGATCTGTTTTGGGCAGGCTTTTGATGACGTCTGTTGTGGCAGCGGCTATTGGGTCTGCGAAATAATTATTTGTATCAGCGGTTTTCGAGTCAATATCCTCCTCCCTGTCAATACGGGGCTGCAATCCACTCCAAGCTGTTTCCTGCCTATAATAAATGATATTTATTTTGCCTGTTGGATTTACAATCGGCACTACATCCCATCCTATCTTGGCCTTCCTCCCCCGAAATATGAAGGTGGGGGTATGAATGTCAAAATGCTCTATAGTGCCCGTTCCTTCTTTCAAATAATACCCATATCCAAATGCAAGCAAATTCCCATACTGATCGAACATAGGGCGTAAAGTATGCCCTTTGGACTTGGAAAGTACGACTACTTTAACCTCCGGCAGACCTGTGATCTCATTTCTGTATATGTGATACAATTTTGCACTCTGCGTTTCGGCTCCAGCAAGTCGCTTTGCCTGTCTCATATTACTGTCAAACCTTAAATCGCGGAGGAATTGTTTATACGCGGCGAAAGCATCAGCGTCTCCCGATTCGTCGGATGACTTCCACTTAATAGGGTTGCCCAACAAAAAGAATAGTTCTACCTCATTGATATAGCGTTGGCGCGTGCGAGGCAGTTTCTCCGTTCGATAATCGCGTTGTCCTTTTCTCGTTTTGTCCTGCCGCTTCATTATGGCATGAAGTTCCGGATTGTACTCGCAGATCGCTTTTACTGCTTCCGGGTCGTGATCTTCCATCAAGGACATTGCTTGACTGATATCTTTTGCCTTTATGAGGTCCATCAAATCACGCTCAACTCCCAAAGCGTTGAGTGTCTTATTCTGGAAATAGGTAAATAGGCGGTCAATAAAGTTCATCGTTACCAAATATTAATATCGTTCAAATCATCATCACGTAAAGGAGTACTGCGTTTTTCATAACACCCGGTGAGCGCATCCGGGGCATCGTCATTGGCATTCCCACCCTCCTTCATGTATCCTGTAATAGCGCGGTAAAATTCCGGCCATCGTTTATCCCAACCTGTGGGGAAGTAAGTGATGTTATTGACGTCTGCCGACTTGGTGAAAATGCGCACTTGCTTGTTAGCCGTCTGAGTGAAGCAGCTTATAGTAGTTCGGGTAATGTTCATTTCCCGTAAAATTCGCTCAACGTTGCGGGCAAATCCTCGGCCCCCGTTATTGCTTTCGATATTCGCTATTTCGGTTTTGTTTTTTGCGAGCATCTCCGCCGTTTTGGGTTCTGTATACTCCATTGGTTTTTTAGTATACAGCACATCCGTTACGTAATTTCCCTCCGGAAGTTCATCGTAGCAGATGGAGCATAGATAATCGCTTCCCGTGTCTGCGGTATCCGTATAGTTCTTATGGATAGTGCTTTGGGAGTATGGTATAACGTCGTATGTCCGAAACTCCCGATACATGAGTCCCTCAATAGGCTTGGGATTCTGCATGTATTGTGTTTCAAAGGTAAATGGGTCCGATTCCCGATACCTCTTTAATTTATCCAGCGCAAATCGGCCTTCCCATAGTGCATGCTCAGTGGGCAATCCGTCATCTACAATTGCAGGGAATTTGATGACATCCCATTCTCCTCCCTCTTCAATTGTGCCCTCCAATTCCAATAAGTATCCGCAGAAATCATCCACGGCGAGTCTTTGAGCGGTTACAATAACGGGTGTGCGCACATCGTTAAGGCGGTTCTTGAATGTGGATGTCCACAACTCTCCGATGCGTGCCTTGGTCGTGCTTGAGCAGCTGTCCTGAGCTTTCATCGGATCATCTATGCACATTGCGCCGCTAAAGTCTTGGGCACCCAATTTACCGCATCCAAAGCCGGTGATCTGACCCATAAAGGGCGCTGCATACATGACACCTCCGTCAGAGGTTGAGATGCTTCCTTTGGCATTGTTGGAAAGCTCTACCTGTGGAAAGAAAGCGCGATAGTTGGGGTCCTCCATAATTCTCCGGATGTTTGTGACATTTCGAGTGGTGAGCTGGTCACTGCTTGAAAGGTGTATAAATTCGGAGCGGGGATTTATTGCAAATCCGAGCGAAGAGAAGGATACTACGGCCAATTCTGTTTTTGAATGCCGTGGAGGAATATTAAACATCAACCTATTGGTGGGATGTTCTCCCCGGAGTACTTGGTCGAGCTTGTGGCATATTACGCGGTGATGAGGGGCTATGCGGAAAGGCTGTTTATTCACTGCTTCAAACATTACAGCTGTGAATGCCAAACAACCCTCTTTTATCAAGAGATCACCGACTCCTGAGTAATCATTCATTGCCTCCACTCTCCTTGATTAACTGGAATAGACGCTCTGTACTGAAGGTAGGCTGGGGAATGTCATTTCCCTTGCTGTCAGTGTTGGCTGTTTTTACGGGCGCATCATAGCCCAGCATTTTGGATATGCGCTCGATGGTCCATGATTTGCCATGCAACTTTAGCTCGATCCCGTTCTTCCCCTCCTTGATGCTCTCAATGGCTCGGACCTGCCTGTCAGTGAGCTGGTCGAAGTCCTTGAAAACAAGTTTTTGAACTTCTGTATATTCGACGGGAACCCCTGCCTTCTTCTCGCGTTTGCTTTGGGGCAGGGGGACCCGCTCTGTAACCAGATTTACATAGTCTGTTATGCGGGCTTCCAGTATTGCGCCGAGTTCTTCCAATACCCGCTCTTTGGATATGTCGCTTGCCTTCTGCAATTCGGTCTGCAGCTCTTTGACCCTTTGTGTTACCTTTATGTCGGATAACAATTGCGAGGCGTTGCACCAAACAGAATCATCACTCATCTTCGAGCAGTCATACGCAAAGCGGTAAGCCTCGGACGCATTTCCGCATTCGAGGTACTTGTTGCAAAACTTCTCCTGTTTTATGGTAAGACCTTTTGCCATGATATATTATTCAGAGCAAAGGTTGTTGCGGTCCCGTGAATTACCAAAAGGCGGAGTGAAAAAGTTTTTCCCGTCCGTATGGTGTTGTGCCATCTTCTGGGTATACTTATTGTCTGTCTGTATTCCCTGTCGTTTGGCGAGTATTTCGTGACGAATAAATTTCTTGCAGCGTAATGCCGTTGCGTTTATGGCGATCATCAATTCGTCACGGTTCATAAACAGCGTGATGTTGCCCCTGTCATCCTGTGGTACCAATCCTTTTGCCTTTCGAGTCATAAGAAAAAAGTCTGCTGGCGCATGACGGCCAACAGACTTCCTAATCACGTAACTCCAACAAAAAGGTATTTCCGATTGTGTCCGTTGCTTGCGCCATCACAAGCATCTGGGACAAAGGTGTGCACGTTCGGCACATTATGCAAGAGTTTGGCGAAAAATTTTCAGATTTTTTTTGCACTTTTATTCTAAAGACGGTAAATTGTTCAAAAGGTTTGTGTTTTGCTATAGGGAAAATCTTATTTTGGTGGGTAATATTGTTCAAAAGGTACAAAAAAAGCCCCGGATTATCCGAGGCCAAAGAAATATAATGTTGGAGGGGGTTATTTCTTCTCTTCTTCACTTTCTCCTGCAACCTGAAGCCTTTTGTTGTTGAGTAGATCCATCATGTCAATAAGATGAAAATTATACTTACCCATCGGATATGATGCAGTCATATTTGCAATATAGGCTCTCAGGTTCGTAATACATATGTTGACGCCGGAGTGAAGTACTAAAGCATCCAGTTGGGTGTCTTCATCCACTTTGGTATTCATATTGAAAACTCCGCACCCTTCCGCCATTATGCTGTACCCGGCCTGATTGTCCGGGTTTATCTTAACAGATACAAAGACAAAGTAAACCCCTTCCTCTTTATTCTGATGTATGTCAAAATCTATGTCAATAGGGTAGCGAGCCATTAATTCATTACATGACATATCGCCGGATACCTCAGTAACGGGTTGGAAAGTGCATTTACTTCTTAGTATCGAAAATTCTCGTATTTCTAATTCTGAGGGTTTTGCTAACATACTTTATGCGGCATTTTCGGGTTTAAGATCACCTGATTCAATAATGATTCGATTCGTTGCATCTTCTCCTTTTGTTGTAGATGACATGCAGGACCTTTGGGCAAGCAACGATTGACCCAACTTAGCATAATCTATCTTGTCTTCCCTTATTGCCTGCTCAATTGGTTTAAATCTTATTTCAGGTATATAATTGAGGAGAATATTTGAAAATGTCCTTAATATCTAATTCGAAAAAATCATAAATACTTTGTATCATCTGTAACAATATTGAGCACTGTTAATTTTGTGGTGAATTTGTCCTATCTCGAAATGAAATGGTGAGAAAAGAGTAAAAAATATTTGTGCTATTGAAATAATCCGAAGTTTTTATGTTTTGGCCTACTGACGCCTCGGCCGTTTTTTAAGGAGACCGTAATCTCCTTTAAGTGTGTTGCTCGCTATATGGAGCTTATTTTAGACGGTTTAATTTTGTCATATTTCTTTCGCTCTAATGGAGATGGAATAAGGCTAATTAGAATACCGCTACGCCTCTTTTTTTTGGGCAGCCGATTCTGCCCCTTGCGTGATGCCTTGCATCTTCTCGATGATGGTGATCAGTCTGGATACTTCCTGATCTCGTCGTTCGAGAGCTTCAAAGAATTTCATTCTCTCCATAGTATCTAAGTTGTTTGTTTCAGCTTTCGGCAGCGTGACGTCTTCGCCTCCTTGGCTGATAGGTTGGTCTTCTATGTTGGGTATGCCAAAATATTGGAGTATGTATCTGGCATTTGCTCTACTCGGCTTGCCTTCTCCTTTCTTCCATTTGCCGATAATTGTTTGTGACAATCCAGTCGCTTTGGCGATTTTATACGGAGTGTCTTGTGTGCTTCGTAGTAATTCTACGGCCTTATCTATCAGTTTATCAGGCATGAAGGTAATCTGTCTATAATATTTTTGGAATGCTATAAAATTATTTGTATATTTGCAATGTCAAACCTAATGCAAGTGCAAAGTTAAAATAGGTTTGAAGTATAAACAATGTAAAGTTATACAAAAAACGCAGAAATAACCAAATAAAATAGAAATAAAACAATGATGACGGACGAAAAGATACAAGAAAACGCCTTTACAAAAGGTCTCGCCGTTGCAGATAAAATGCCGGGCAAAATAGGGACTATGATTCGGGAGGATTTACGCCGGGGGCTTGGTAATATTACCCCTCAAGCCTTGTGCTATCGGGCGAATGGTAATCTGGAGCATACGGATTTTGAGCGCAAAGGCATCGAAGAAACCTTTACCAACTACGGGATCAAAGAGCCTTGGGGGCTGGCATAGCAATGAAAACCGACGCCATACTGAGCAAGCGCGAGCGTGAAGTAATGAACCTCGTCGTGCTGGGATACTCGGCCCGCGAGATCGCAGATCGGATGAACGTCATATACCAATGTGTAGCGAATCATCTCCAGAGCATCTATGATAAGACGGGGACCAAACGGACCTTGCAGGCGCTTGTTACATGGTATTTCACGGTGAACTTCGGCATCTCCCTGAACGTGTCCGAAATGACCCGGAGAATAGGGGCGGCGATACTTCTCTGTCTGTTCTCGGTCGAAGTGTTCAGTACCGATTTCGAGTGCCGCAGGTTAAGAAGCCCACGCCGTGGCCGGGCGTTCAGGGTAGAAGAGTTAATAGAGAACTAAACCAAAATAAAAGTCATGAAGGTTATTGTTATGCAGCCACAAGAGGTTGATGTAAAGATTCTCAAAGTAAACGCTGGAGTGCGATATTGGGATGATGGATCTGTCAATGGGGTAACTGATGATCCAAACTACCCTGCAATGCCATTTTCCAAAAGCGGCCGCTGGATCATCAATATTGATATTGACAAGGGAATTATTGTCGATTGGCCGCAAGGCGTAAAAGCAAGCGTAGATTATAAAGTATGTGATGATGGAGTTTATAGTCTAATTGATTCAAAAGGTAATGTAATTAGGCATTTTGCCAATGAGTATGTCCCCAACGTCCTTTGTCCTGAAGAATCTGGTTATGGAGATTGCATCATAATGAATATTGATGAGTATGGCCGCATCTCAGGATGGGACAAAGAGCGCATTCAGAGTATGCTATAAAAATATTTCCGCGCTGCTTTGATCGGCAGCGCGGGACCTAAGCCACCCGAATAGGTGAGGGGTTTGATCGCTGGCAGTAACCCCGCCGCAAGGTATAAAGCGATCCGTCAGGCCGATAATAGCGTTATCGGCGGGCCGTGGGCAAGGCTCGAAGTGATAGCCCCGCAAGAGCGAATAGCTTGAACGCGCAAAAGACTGGCATAGGTTCCGAAGCTGCGATGACATGAGCGGCGAGGACCACCGGGATAAATAAAGCATTATTATGCCTGTGCGGGTTTGATCGCCTTCACAGGCTCTAATGCAGGCTTTGTGCACACGTTCTTTCCAATCAGGGTAATTTAGTAGTTTTTCATTATTTGCATAGCGCAAAGCCTGCTTCATGCCCGCGTGCTGATTTGGAGGTTGGTAGGTTTTGGTTGACGTGGATGTTTGTGTGTGACGGCGCGCGGGCTTTTTTTTGAAACACCTTAAAACATTATAGCTATGAAGAGAGAGATTTTGAAAAAGAGAACCTTCCTTTGGTTCGACCTGACGCCCCGCTGGAAGATGTGGAAAAGGATCGAGGAGCTGGAAAACGAGGTAGGCAAAGCTCTTGCGGAACGCGAAACTGCGTATCAGGATCTGGCAAGCATGAACCAGAAATTTCTGGCGCTCACTCACAATCTTGATTCTATGCAAAAACGAGTCCTTGAATTGGAGGGTAAACTCCAGAAGTTCAATCGGACCCGCGGCAAAAGCGGCAAATACGTGAAGTCCTATGACACACGATCCGCAAAGTAAGATTCTCGCCTATCTCAAGGCCGGCGGCAGGCTTACGGTCCGCAAGGCCGAGAGACTCTACCACACAACGGAGCTTCGTCGGATCATCAGCCGGCTCCGTAAAATGGGATATTCCATTTGCTCGAACAGACAGAAGGCCGTTACGGAAGACGGGCGGCCGACGCAGTTTAACGAGTACTATATGCCACAGGTCGCGGATTCCTGCCAATAGTCCGCAAATCGCATTTTAAGTTTGGTATTTGCCATTGGCCTGCTGTGAAGCACGTGGATGGTGTGCCGTCGGCATTAAAGCCCTGCGCGGTGGCGTGGGCGAGTGGAGATGTCGGCGGCATTTATTGAGCTATGGTGTAATGGTTAACACATCACCCTTTGGAGGTGGCGCTCCCGGTTCGAATCCGGGTGGATCAACTCAAAAAAAATGAAAAATTTTCATTATGGAAGCAACACGTCAAGCTATGCTGTCCGAATATATATCGGGGCTGTATAATCGCGGGATGTCGTACCGAAAATGTGGAATGTACATAATGCACGTTGCGTCATTCCTTGAACAAGCCGATACTATTAATCGGCGGGGGTATCTTAAGTATCGCAAATCCCATATTGCCGACGTTGGGTGGCAGCATATAAGCATAATGTCCGAGTCAATATGTGATTTCCTCGCAACGTTCGGCATCGGATATAAGACGACAGCCCGACCGTCCAAGCCACTGGAGAAATTGGATAAGGTATCGGAGAAGAACAAGGAATTATTAGCTAATTTCTTGGAGCATATAACTACAGTGAAGGACTATTCTCCCAATACAATAGCGACATACCGATTTGGTATATCTTCTTTCTTCAAATATGCCTCCGAATATAATGCGGAGAACGTCCGGAGGTTCATCCAAACTTTAAGCGACGAGGGCCAGAAGCCGTCGACTATAAGATTACGCATTACGGCTCTTGAGCAATTCGGGAATTATATTAAGAAACCGATAGAGATTCGCAGGCCCAAAATTCAGAAATCATTGGCCCTTGATAACATCCCTACTGAATCGGAGTATCAAAAGATGTTGGATTATTTGCTCAATTTTCAAGATAAGAAATATTATTGGTGGGTTCGCATCTTGGCGACATCAGGGGTGCGACAGTCGGAGTTTGCCAAATTGACGTGGCAAGACGTGATTAACGGCGAGGTCTTGATAAATAGCAAGGGCAACAAATATCGCCGTATCTTTTTCCCGAAAGATGTATCATCTCGTGTTGCGGAATACGTGGGAATAGAGAATAGATCATATCCTGTATACAGTAATTCGCAAGGCCGTCAGTACAGCAATGGATGGTTGCGGGAATGTTTGCAAAAATGGGGTGCCGAATGTGGTATTTCATCAGATAAGATGCACCCACACGCATTTCGGCACCTTTTTGCAAAGATGTTTCTAAAAAAGAAAAACGATATAGTCCAATTGGCGGACATCCTGGGACACGGAAGTATTGAGACGACAAGAATTTATCTACAAAGGAGCTATGCAGAGCAGAAACGAGACTTTAATAAAAGCGTTACATGGTAGCATTAAACCGCTGTCCGAGATTCCCGCGCTTCTTAAAGACCGCGACATATATGACGATACAGGGCATGTAGATTGTGATTTCATGATGGCTCTTTTAGAGTTCATGTCCGATCTTATGACTATAGAAAACAACGCCATGAAGGCTTTGCAGAATATGTTGGGTATCGACGAGCAACCCGCGGGAAAGGCCTCAAAAGAGGATACAGGCGCAAAGTGGAGCGCGGATGAAATACTTAAGCACTGCACCTTGAAGGACAATATGCTTAAATTGCCACCGACACAGTTCAATAAACAATCATATGCGGAGGCTAAAAAGCGCATAGAAGAGGCTGGCGGCGAGTGGGTAGGAGGGAAAATACAGGCTTTCAGATTCCCATTTGACGCCAACCGCGTATTTAATCAATTGCATACGACAGGCCGCTGTAATTTAGCACAGGAGTTTCAATTTTTTGAAACTCCGGCGGAAGTAGCCGATTTATTGGTATCGTTGGTTGGAGGTATTCGAGATACGGACGACGTGCTGGAACCGAGTGCAGGCCGCGGAGCTTTGGTAAAAGCTATCCATCGCAGCTGCCCATCGGTCATTGTTGACTGTTACGAACTTATGCCCGAGAACAGAGAAATTCTTCATGGAATATCGGGCGTTAGGATAAAAGGCGAGAATTTCATCACAGAGTGCCATGATACGTATTCGCTTATAATTGCAAATCCTCCGTTTAGCAATAATCAAGACGTAGATCATACTATGAAAATGTATGAACTACTTCGTACGGGAGGGCGGATGGCCGTTATATGTAGTTCTCATTGGAAAATTGGCTCTGAAAAAAAATGCGCTGAGTTCCGGGAATGGCTACAAAATGTAGGTGCCGAGGTCTTGGACGTGAAAGAGGGGGCTTTCAAAGAAAGCGGAACCGGTATAAAAACTACGATGATTTCAATTATCAAACATTATTCCGAGACATTATTCTAAATTTTAGCATATAAATAGCGTATAATTTCGCATAATATTATGCAAAATTACATTCGGGAAATCAAAGAAAAGAACCTCGTGCCCTTACGGCTCGATAGAAACACGGTAATCCTGGTTCCTCCGGAGAAAGCCAATGAGAAATACAAGGCGCGCTACCTCAAAAATGCCGAGAGGGCGCGGAGGATGGCATTGAATCTAAGATAATTATCCCACAACCGTGCGAGGGTCAAGCAGGAGCTAAATTAGGCACACAAATTCAACGCAAGTACGCTAAAATCGCACCAGAGGCGGAAACGGTGAAAGAGTCCCTGCCATGCGGGATATGACGGCGGGAAAGTCCGCAGGGTATTGTGACATCGGCAAAGATGGGTCAGCTGCACGCGCAATGCAGAGGTAGTTCGAATCTACCCAATACCCCAGATTGACGCAGTAGTACAGCGGTAGTACGCTACTGGCTGGCATCTCGGCGCGCGGAGTTGTCTGCTTGTGGAGGGGGAGGTTCAAATCCTCCATACGTTGCAATAAATCAGTTACACTATGACAACCATCGAAGAGCGAGCAAAGCGTATTTGCACAAATACTTTTTGTAATCAATCCCACACGCCTGTATGCAAAACATGCGCATGGCGTCTTAATAGTGAACCGGCAGAACCGCAATGTCGTGTCTCGGAATATAAAGACGTGATTAAGGACATATATGAGTCGGCTATTTGTCAGCTAATATTACAACGGGAAGAACTGACCCAATGGAACAATCCATTCGTAAAAGATATGCCTAAGGGCAATGTGCTTGTGAAGTATATAGCGGTAGGGCGCCCCAATGAGCCGTATTATACGGTAGGTAGACGCAAACCTTCTGGGGTGTGGAGCTGCGAGAATGAATTAGCAACCTCCCACCCACGTTTCGAGATTGTCGGTTGGCGCCCTATCCACGAATAACGTGTAAAGAATTCTCGATTTTCTTTACATGTACGCTCGAAATGTAAAGATTTTTTATATGTCAATTCGCTTAAAATTATGGATAATATTACTCGGATATGCCGCAAATGCGGGCAGGAATTGCCGTTGAGCGAGTTTGCGAAGAATAAGACATGTGAATTAGGTTATAGTTATACTTGCAAACAATGCAAACGGGAATATTATCGCAGGTATCGCGCTGCCAATCCCGAAAAGTGCCGGGAAAGGAACCGCAAGTATCATGCCGCCAATCTCGAAAAGGAGCGGGAAAGGCACCGCAAGTGGGATGCTGAAAATGCCGAAAAGAGACGGAAATATTATCGTAAGCGGTACGCTGCCAACCCCGAAAAAGCACGGGAACGTAGCCGCAAGTGGGATGCTGAAAATGCCGAAAAGAGACGGAAATATTATCGTAAGCGGTACGCTGCCAACCCCGAAAAAGCACGGGAACGTAGCCGCAAGTGGGATGCTGAAAATGCCGAAAAGAGACGGAAATATTATCGTAAGCGGTACGCTGCCAACCCCGAAAAAGCACGGGAACGTAGCCGCAAGTGGCGTGAAGCCAATCTAGAAAAGCACCGTGAGTTGTGTCGCAAAAAAAACATGAATAATTGTGAAGCACTAACTGACTATTATTTAAGAGTGAAATTAAGGCGATGCAACCTCCCCATAACCCCCGAAACAATCGAATACAAACGTATTCAACTAAAATTATATCGAGAAATTAAAAAACAGACTGATTATGAAAGGAATTGAAAACATCCGGGAATTGACGGCTGATTTGGGCCGCGTGTATGCCGAACTTCGTGAACGAAAAATAGAAATCAAGGAGGCATCGGAGATTGCCAACATTGCGGGTAAGATCATCAACGGCGCAAAGGCTGAAATGATGTACCGAATCGCCCGTAAGGAGAAGCCGTCGATACCTTTTTTCGATGCCGATGGCAAATAATTTTGCAGATTCGAAATGATTTTCTATCTTTGCTGTTGCGACAGAACTACTTTACGTAGTCATTAGAAATATACGAACGTCTTTTGGGCGTGTTCCCGTTGCACTTCTACGCTACGTAGTTGTGGTTCTGTCGCAAGAATTAGGGGGCACGCCCTCTTTTTATACCATACATTAACCTAACTTGTATTCAACAAATGCGACAGAACAACACAAGTGGTATCCGGGTAAATAACACCCAGACCACACCGCGCGCCAAGAAAAGCCGCACCGCATTCTACCGTTGCCATCTCAAGGCCAACAAACCCCTATTCATCTGGGGCAAAATTCAAAAATCGGCAATATTATTTGCAGAGTTAAAAACTTTGTGTAAATTTGTATTGCCAAGCCACCCGATTTCGGGTATATCAGAAAAATACAAAACGCTTTTTAGGGCGTGTTCTCGGTTCACTTCTGCACCCGCAGTCGTGGTGGTTTGGCGACTAACTGGAGGACGCGTCCTTCTTTTTACATATTGTTCAACGAACTTGTGTTAACCAAATGCCAAACCACAACACGAGTTGCAAAACGGGGAATAAAAGTACCCGTGCAACGCATCGCACCTGCTTTTACAGGTGTCATCTAAAAGCCAATCGTCCGATGTTCTCTTCGGATAAAGTCGATTACACCAACGTTATCCGCGCCACGTGCGAGGAGCATGCTTTAGGCTGTTTCCTTGCTCAGTTTCGCGTGCTCTATCCCGCGTATGCTGTCGTTGTCGGCACCATACTCGTAAGCCGGGTATTTCCCTCCAAGTCTAAACATTAAACCGCTGAATCATGGATAATGATATTCAGCTTGTCGGCGTAAGACGCACCGATAAGCAGTTGCTCACCGCCATAGTATGGCGCATGCAGTACAGAATCCGGCGACGTGTCATACGCAGGATCAGCCTCTGGAATTACATATCATACAATCGTATGAGAGGGAGGAACGTGATATGACCGAGTTATTCATCTTCCTGATGTGGGCGGTTCCGCTTGCCGTCGTGTTCCGCTGGGTGCTGTCGAACCAGCACCGCAAGAAAGAAATAGGCGAATTGTTGGATGAAATCTTCGAGGAATCATGAAAACAAGTGTAATAATGACGCGCCGAATGGGGCAGTTCGAGGTGCTCCAGCGCACAAAAGACGGCATGTTCAATGCCACGGCGTTGCTGAACCAGTGGAACCGTGCTGCCGGCATGAAAAAGGAGATGAACGATTACCTGCGCCTCCAATCGACGCATGATTTCTTAAGTGCCTTACAATCAGAGTTTGATTTTAAAGACGGGAATTCCCCGTATTTAACTTCCCGCGGGAAATACAGCGGTGGGACGTGGATGACTCCTCTTTTGTTTATCGACTTTGCCATGTGGCTTAACCCGAAGTTCAAGGTTCAGGTACTCAAATTCGTTTATGACGAGTTGATCAAGTGCCGCACGGCCGCTGGTGACAACTACAATGTGCTGGCCAAGTCCATCGCGTCGCTTCCGGATGTCGATTATCCGAAGGTGGCCCGCGCTCTGAACTGGATCGTATTCAACAAGCACGAGCGGGATATCCGCAACACGGCGACCCCGCAGCAGCTACAAGATATGGATGAATTGCAACGCAAATTGGCATTCTCCGTAGATATGGGATACATCCGCTCATTCCCTGATCTGATGAACTCGATGCGCCGGATATATAACCGTCAACATGCAAAATTTTAATCTATGGACACGCAATATTACACGACAACCGCGTCCCCGGTGCTGACGTTCGAAGAGTATCACGATATTCCGAGCGAACATATAACCGGCCAGCGGTCGCCATTCTCCCAGAGGGCCAGAACGCTGATGGACGTAGATCTGAAGTTGATTTATCGGGCTATCCGCGAAGCCATACAGAAGGATATGCGCGGTGATGAAGACAAGCGGGTCTATACGGTGGCCTACAAAATATACGACATCAAAGCGATCCATCACTACGAGACCCACGAAGAACAAGGCGGTGACAGCTATATGGGTATTTGCGAGACCTATTTCGAAGTAGACCGCGATACCATCGAAATTATCGAGGTCAAGGATATCGACGGTGGTATGCACGCCGGGCAGTTGCGCCGGCTGAAAGAATACGGAGAACGAAACAACTTATAACCATGGGAATCTATAGCAAACTGCTGGAAATCCAGAGGAGCGTCAGGGCGTTGCTGCCGAATGCAGATGGAAATAATTACAAGTACATCAGCGGTTCGAAAGTACTTGGCATCGTCCGGCCCAAGATGGACGAACTCGGCGTGATCCTCAAAACGGAGGTTCTCGACATCACAAATACCCGTCAGGATTATACCGTAGGACGGGATCAGCGCCCTAAATCCGAAATCCTTTCGAGTGTGAAGATGCGTTTCACTTGGATCGACGTGGAATCCGGAGAGAAGGACGTATGCGAGTGGAGCGCCAACGGTCAGAATGATTGGGACAAAGGCGTAGGTTCGGCAATGACCTACGGGGAGCGTTATTTCATTCTCAAATACTTTCATATAGCCACTGACGAAGATGACGTAGACCGACTGCCTCGGCATGATGACGCCGGCCCGGCTTCCAAGCCTACGCTTACTGACGAAATGCTAACTTTGGACTTGTTCGAAGAGATAATCAAGGCCAAGGAAGACGCCAAGGGAGCCAATAAGCGATTCTCATTAATCGGATTCTTGGAGTCCAAGTATATCGTCGATAAAGAAATGCTTACAAAAGTCAATGTCAAAGTTACCGAATACTACAATTTAACGAGGGAAAATAAAGCATGAATCAGCAGATAACACTATTCGGAGATCCGGCATCCATTTCCGATCTGGCAGGCCGGGCAATCAGCGCCGTCGTAAATGGCGACATCAGCCCTATAGATGCACACATACAGATCAGCCGCATGGAGAATGCGATCAAGCAATTCAAGGATGATGCGCAGGTTCGGGACATCACACTCCGCGAACTGTCCAAATACGGCAAATCACACCAGTTCGGCGACTGCCGGCTGGAAGAGGCCGAATCGGGTGTCAAGTACGACTATTCAATGTGCGGAGACAGCGAACTGAACGACATGTACAAGACGCTGGAAGCCCTCAAGGCCGACATTAAAGAACGGGAAACGATGCTTCGGAACCTGCCGAGGTCGGGAGTCGTAGCCCCCGAAACCGGTGAAATGATCTATCCTCCGGCCCGCTCCAGTAAGACAATCATCAAAACCACCTTCAAAAAGTAGTCGTCATGGATATTTCGAATACCGATATGCGGAACTTACTGAAGGCAATCAGCGTGCTTCATCCGCATCCGGAGCAATCCATCCACGAATGGAATGCAATCCGCAAACTTAAAATATTCGCAAAGAAACAGCATCGGAAATATGGTAAACAAGGTAATCATTATCGGTAATGTAGGCGCCGATCCAGAAGTCCGGGTGTTGGACGGGGGAAACAAGGTCGCCAGCCTGAGTGTGGCGACGACCGAACGCTACACGGACCGCCAAACAAATACTCCCAAGGAGATAACCGAATGGCATCATGTGGTGGCGTGGCGCAACACCGCGGATATCGTTGACAAATACGTAAAGAAAGGCTCCCAACTCTATGTTGAAGGCCGGCTGCGCACCCGCGACTATACAGATCGGGACGGTGTCAAGCGGTACATTACAGAGATTATGGCCGATACGGTCAGGATGCTGGGCAAGGTATTGGACCGCAAAGAAAACCAACCTTCCGGGCCGGCGCCGGCGTCTGGCTTTGAACCCGATGATCTTCCGTTCTGAGTATGGATACATCTACACTCAAGGAAATAGAGGAGATGCAGCTCTTCTTGGAATCAGATCCGCCCACCGAGCCGCAGGCTATGTCTATCCGTTTGTCGGAACTGAGCGTACGTATGGCCCGCAGCTCCTACTTGTTGGCTATGGCAAAATACGAGCAGGATTTGGCCCTGATAAAGGCATCACGCCTCAAGGACCTCATACCGCTGGCTCCCAGCGTGCAGAAGGAGATACTCAAATCCGCCTGCGCAGAGGAGAACAAGATCGTAAACTGGTTGGATAGGATTAATAGGACCTGTGTACATCAATCCGATAACCTGCGTACCCAGTTGAGTTTCGAGAAAGAGCAAATACGGCAAATGGGATATAACACATGACAAAACCTGAACTTGACTACGACCGCTATTTCAGCCTTTATATCCGTCATCGGGACTGTCCTGATGGTCGTGGATACTGCATAACGTGTGGTGCGCCTATAACGCCTAAAACATGCGATTGCGGGCATTATATAGGCCGCGCTCACAAAGCTACCCGGTGGGACGAGAGAAACTGTCATGCTCAGTGCAAGAATTGCAACGAGCGCCTCGAAGGTCTCATACCGGTCTATCGTAAGGTGCTGATCCGGCTATATGGATTGCCGACGGTTGAAGAACTGGAACGCAAGAAACGCACGATTTTCAAATTGTCGAGGTCCGAAATGTCCGATAAGATCAATTATTACAAACGATTAATTCGCAATGTGTAACACTTCAAATAACAGCTGGATTAAGATGTATCGCAGCTTCCTTGATTGGGAATGGTATCCGGATACGAACTGTGTGCGGCTGGCATTGCATTTCATTTTGAAGGCAAATTACCGGGCCAAGAAGTGGAAGGGTTTAATCATCGACCGCGGACAATTGGTAACCAGCAGAGGACAGCTATCCGAAGAGACAGGACTTTCGGAGATGCAAATACGCACCGCAATAGACAAGCTGGATAATTGCGGGTTTATAACCAAGTCGGGAACACGCAAATATACTATCATAACTGTCTGTAATTATGATTTATACCAACAAGCACAGGATGGTTTTGATAATGGTTGTCAACCAACAGATAACCAACAAATAACCAGCGAACAACCAACAGATAACCAACAAATAACCACAACTAAAGAATATAAGAAAGAAAGAATAGAAGAATATACACACACACTGGTAGATACTAAAAAGGGGGTTGTAGGGGGGAAAGAGGCGGAGGCTGCGGAACTCATACGATGGATCACCACGAACGCTCCATGTATTGCCTCAATGCCGGAACCCCTAACGGAGGTGCAGATAGTTTGGCTATTTCAAGATTACAGCGTGAAAGATATTCGTCGTTTGATAGCTACCATGCAAAGCAAACAGGCGTACTTGAAGCATACAAACGCCTATACAGCCTTTGTCACTTATGCGAAAATGGACAAAGCTCTGGAGAGAAATAATCCACCAAATACGCAATCAGGACGGAAATGTTATACACGAGATGAGGCTATGGCATATATCCGATTCAAACGCATGGCCGGATCGCTTGAAGATAACTTTACGTTGGAGTCGGTCAACGGTCAGTATCTGTGGTACTTGAAATAGTCGTATTGTCATTTAACCTTTTAACCATCAACAATCATGAGCAAGCAAATCAAAATTGAGATAAAAAATCGGTGGACAGGTAATATACTTTTCGAGTATTTGTCCGAAAATAACACAATTAAAAAGACCGTATCCGAAGCTATTAAAAGCGAAGCCAACCTACGCGGAGCCAACCTGTGCGGAGCCAACCTACGCGGAGCCAACCTACGCGGAGCCAACCTGTGCGGAGCCGACCTGTGCAGAGCCAACCTGTGCGGAGCCGACCTGTGCGGAGCCGACCTGTGCAGAGCCGACCTGCGCGGAGCCGACCTGTACGAAGCCGACCTGTGCAGAGCCAACCTGTGCGGAGCCGACCTGTGCGGAGCCAACCTGTGCAGAGCCAACCTGCGCGGAGCCGACCTGTACGAAGCCAACCTGCGCAGAGCCAACCTGTGCGGAGCCGACCTGTGCGAAGCCAAAGGCGCATATATGGCTTGTCCTACCGATGGCAGTTTTATCGGCTGGAAGAAGGCTTCGGGCTATGTCGTGAAGCTACAAATTCCGGAAGACGCCCGCCGAAGTTCTGCCGGAGGTGAAAAATGTCGTTGCGACAAAGCCTATGTGGCGGAGATTCAGAATGCCGATGGAACCAAAGCCGACATCGAGGCAATTCATTCGAACCATGACAACAACTTCGTGTATACGGTCGGCGCTACCGTCGAGGTCCCTAATTTTGACGATTGCCGTTGGAATGAATGCGCACCGGGTATTCATTTCTTCATCGACCGTCGGGCGGCTGTGGAGTATTAGAAGTGCGGTAAGATAATCAGTCACGCCGTTCCTCTCGGTTAAACTTTAACGAGCAGTAAGAATGAATAACATCGAACTATTCAACGACCATTTCCAGAATTTCAAGTCATACGGCATTCCGAGAGCGCAGCTCATCATCGCCGATGTCCCATACAACCTCGGCACAAACGCCTATGCCAGCAACCCGGCATGGTGTGTCGACGGCGACAACAAGAACGGCGATAGCGATCTTGCAGGCAAGCAGTTTTTCGACACGGACAAGGATTTCAGGCCGGCGGAGTTCATGCACTTCTGCTCGCAGATGCTCCGCAAAGACAAGCCGGTAAAGGAACAAGCCACGGACGAAGCAGGTGATGGGAAACGATGCAAGGGAGGTGCGGCCTGCATGATCCTTTTCTGCCCGTTCGAGCAGATGCACTACTACATCGAACTCGGACAGCGGTATGGGCTGAAACGCTATATCCCGCTCGTATTCCGAAAAGATTTCTCCGCGCAGGTACTCAAAGCCAACATGAAAGTCGTCGGCAACTGCGAATACGGATTGATACTCTACCGCGACCGCCTGCCGAAATTCAACAACGACGGGCGGATGATCTTCAACTGCTTCGATTGGGTACGTGATACCGAAACGCCGAAGATCCACCCGACGCAGAAACCCGTACCGCTGCTGGAACGTCTGATTGAGATATTCACCGACAAGGGGGATGTCGTTATCGACCCCTGCGCCGGGAGCGGTACAACCCTGCTTGCGGCGGCCAATATGGGCCGTAAGGCATACGGTTTCGAGATCAAAAAGAATTTCTATGCCGCCGCCCGGAGCAAAGTTTTAACAAGAGTTCAAAAATCATTATTCGTATGAAAGTCATAGTAACCTTTTCGGGCGGGAAAGACAGCCTTGCGGCGCTTCTTTGGACACGCGAGCATATCACCAAGAACTTCACGACCGTATTCTGTGATACGGGCTGGGAGCATCCGCTGACCTACGAGTACATCAACCGGATCGCAGATAAACTCCACTTGGATTTGGTGACGCTCAAGTCGAAGAAGTACGACGGGATGGTCGATCTTGCCCGGCAGAAAAAGCGTTGGCCCTCGACGCGGGCGCGGTTCTGCACGCAGGAATTGAAGACGAAGCCCTGCATCGACTACGTGCTGGACGAGGTTCACGACAATATGCTGATGATTCAGGGTATCCGGGCAGCAGAATCGGCCAGCCGGGCCAAGATGCAGGCGCAATGTACGTACTTCAAGTACTATTTCGAGCCTTACGGTTACGACAAAGCGGGCAAACCGAAGAAGCACACTTATCGGGGCAAGGAGGTACAGGCATTTCGGGAGAAGTTCGCCGATGATCTGCTTCGGCCCGTGTTCGACTGGTCGGCGCAGCAGGTGATCGATTACATCCTCGACGCAGGATTGGAGCCGAACCCGCTCTACCGGATGGGCTACAAGCGTGTCGGCTGCTGGCCGTGCGTGATGGCGCTCCAGCGGGATATCCTCAATATTGCCCGACAGGCCCCGGAGCGAATCGAACAGATCGCCGCACTTGAAACGGAGTTTCATTCATCGTTTTTCGGCCCGAAAAAAATACCTGCCCACGCAATCACCAGCGGCAATAAGTATCCTGACATCCGCGATGTTGTGCGCTATGTCGAATGGCAGCACGCCACGGGCAGTTTGTTCGACGACGACACGGCGACCAGCTGCATGAGTTATTACGGATTATGCGAATAAAAAACAATCAACTATGAAAAATCAAGTAACGAGCATCGAGCAGTCGAAGCGGCTGATCGAACTGGGAGTGCCCGCGGAGAAGGCGAGCATGGTATGGGAAATGGACGAAGATTGCGCCCGATTGAAGATATGGAATACGGATGAAGAAACGAGGCGAATACTGCACAATAAGTACCCGAATTACTATGTCCCCGCCTTCACGGTCGCCGACCTGCTGGCGGTGTTGCCGAAAAAGATAATGACCAATGGAGGCAAAGTGCATATTTTGCACATTGAGGCCTGTTCGTCCACCAGTCCTTGTTGGTGTTTGTATTGGGGAGATGAAGCGACGCAAGTTGGATGGCAGGAGCGAATCTCTTTCTTGCATCTGCTGGAAGATGCTATTGAATGGCTTTGTCTGAACGGCTATAAACTGAATCTGTGATGAAATTACCTATCGAAGTTCACAATAAATTGATCCCGTTCAAGGGATTCAGCTGGGTAACATGGCTTTTGTGGTCTTTTACCCGGAAGCCGATGGCGTGGAGCATGGACGAGACTACGCGCCGCCACGAAGGAATCCACTGCGCCCAGCAGATCGAACTGGCCGTGCTGTTCGCGGCAATCCTCCTGCCCGTCGCCATAATCTACTCGTTCGCATGGTGGGGCTGGGCGCTGACAGTGGTCGGTATTCTCTTCGCCGGCTGGATTTGCTATAGCATTTCGTGGCTGATCGAAGTGATTATCCCGCCTTATCCGGGCGCGTACTACTACACATGCTTTGAGACCGAGGCATACAACCATGAGGATGATCCGGACTACTTGAAGCGGCGCATACCGTTCTGGGGCTGGATCTCCTGTATACCTAATCGGAAAGTTAAACACAAAAAAAACTAATTTATGAATACAGAAACGATGTTTTCATCTAAGACCGATTTATGGGCTACACCACAGGATTTCTATGATAAACTCAATAGTGAATTTAATTTTACACTTGATCCTTGCGCCACCCCGCATAATGCTAAGTGTGTTAAATTCTACACCAAAGAGCAGGACGGGCTCCGACAAGATTGGGGCGGGAATACTGTTTTTTGCAATCCGCCATACGGTCGGGATATATACGCATGGGTTCGTAAATGCTGCATGGAGGCACAAAAAATTAACACAATAGTTGTAATGTTGATTCCGGCGCGTACAGATACTCGATATTTTCACGAATTTATTTACCACAAAGCACGGGAAATTAGATTTATAAAGGGGAGGCTAAAATTCGGGGGCCAAAAAAATAGTGCTCCGTTCCCGTCAATGGTGGTTGTATTTTAATCCATAAACTGTTTTAAAATTTAAGCACAAAGATAACCAACAATGAAAAAAATTTATCTCTGGGTTTCAGGCAAAGGCTGGACACCCTTTCAGTACAATGAACTTTCTGAATTAGCCGCCGAATTTGAGGCGCGCAATATCAAACTGGGCTACGGGTGCACACTGGGCGCCGGGTGCAAGCTGGGCGCCGGGTGCAAGCTGGGCGCCGGGTGCAAACTGGGCGACTGGTGTGAGCTGGGCTACGGGTGCGATGTTCCGAAATCGCTATTTATCAGCGCATCTCGCCATGAAGTATCCTATTGGGGTGAGGATGTTATTCAAATAGGATGCAAACGCTACACCATTTCCGAGTGGCAGAAGCATTTCCGAAAAATTGGCGAGGCCAAAGGCTATAGCACCGAGCAGATGGAGGAATACAAAGGATATATAGACCTGATCGCCACCATGCACAAGACGTGGGCGTTACACTAAATACAATATTTAGCCATGAAAAGCGAAAAAGCAAAAGAATTTATCGACGGGTGCATCAATAATCTCACGGCAGAGTTGGCGGACCACGCGAAATGGCAGATTCGGACTGCAATGACCCACACGGCCGACCTCGCCGAGCAGGAGGCCGAGGAGCGGATGCAGAAGAAAGCGATCAGTGCATTCGACGATATGTGGTTCGAGAACGGCGAGGACGGAGAGTTCGAACCGGATTACGAGTACCACCGAAGAAATTTCATCCAAAAACTGAATGAGAATGAAAACGATTGAGGAAAGGGCAGAAGAATTTTGCGAAAACAACATCTGCGTGGAGTGTAACGGCAGAGAGGATTGCAATGGGAAATATTTGGGTGGCTGTATCCATACTGGCAAGATTCTTTGGTGGCTTATCCAGTTCGGGAAATCCGAGCGCGATAAACTGACGCGCTGGAACGACCCGAAAGAGAATATGCCCGAACCGAATCACGATGTGTTGACCAAATGGAGGTGGAAAGATGGAAGCGGCGAGATAATATCCGTCGGGGGATTCAACGGGGAGGAATGGGGTGCACACGCCATAGTATACCCAGAATTGTTTGATGTCATCGGCTGGCGGGAGATTCACGAATAAGACAGAGATATGACACCGAAAGAACTTTACGACTGGGCGGTAGATAATGACTGGGAGGCGTGCGACATTAGTGTGTGCATCCTTGAAGATGGCGTAGAATATATACTTGATTTTGATATAACAGAGTCAACCATTAACAAAAAATCAGAGCAAATAACCATAGACGCATGAAACGAGAACTTACACTAACCGACATCGCGGGGTATCTGCCGTATGGGCTTAAATTATTAAACAGAAAGCGCGGAATGACCACCGTATGGGAGTGGCAGAGTGCAGCGTGTTGCGACTGGAATGGGGAAGAAAAAGTTGAAATGATTTCCGGTGAGAAGTATTCGGAAGAGTTGGTTATGGCATCCCCGATCCTTCGTCCGATGTCCGATCTGTTTGTGAAGATCACCGAGCGGGATTACAACGACGGAAAACCGTTTATCCCGATCTCTGAGCTGGCGAATATAGTCGAGGGGCAGGAAAGTGCTCGATGGGTATTCGAACAGGAAGACAAACGAATGTATTCCTGCGAATGGAAAGACTGGTTTTTATGGGACCACGACTGGAAAACATTTATACGAACTTCTTCCCTCAGCAGCTCGGAGGTATGCGCTATATCACATCCTTACAAATTGTATGATTTACTCCACCGCCTGCACCTCGACTACCGCGGCCTGATTCTGGCCGGGCTGGCCGTCAGCGTTCACGATTTACCCACAAACCCCTATGAGGCATGAAAACCAAACTACTGCGCCGACTGAGGAAGGAGGCAAGGAAAAATACACCTTCCCCGGCATATCATACCTACTCCTCCCTTTATGAGGCGCTGATAGTGATTATACACTACGAGGATGAAAAACGCAATTACGTACTCCGCCGCGTTTCGGAGCTAAAACGGAAGAGAAAATGAAGACTGAAATTATAGCGTGGGTGCTGCTTTTAATCCTCGGAATTGCCACTGTTTTGCTTGGGTATCGCGCCGTGGAGATGCACGAACGGGTCAGAAAATCAATCAAAGAACTCAAAAAAGAAATAGAATCCCATGAAAACAGGAATTGAGATAATCGCAGAAAGGGAAAGCAAGGCATTCACGGCAAATGGAATGTCACGCGAGGAACTGAGACTGAATTACAATGCGGCCTGCAACGCCTATCAGGCTGCTTTCTGCGAAAAGCACGGCTACGACTATGATCCGGCTGCGTGGGTAGGCAACGACCCCGGAGGAATTGCAGAAGTCGGCGATCTATTCGTGAGTATGGCCGATATGTTGACGGACATCGACCGGGACGCTCCGGAGGAGGAATACATCAAGTACTATGACTACTGTATGCGTGTTGGGGCAATCGCCAACGGCGAATTAGAAATCCCGAACTACGACAGCTGGCTGCGGGGATGTCCGCGGCTGGACGAAGAGCAAATAGCCCGGCTGGAGGAATTGCAGCGTGACATTCGTGATGCGGAATTGCATCTGAGAGTGGCTATAGAAAGACTGAACAACATAAAACAAGAATAGCCATGCAGAAGATAATGTTTAACGACCGCTACGTACTGACAGATGTGGTCATTAGCGGGATAAAAAACAATACGCGCCGCATCGAGGGAGGTAGGCAATTTCAGCTTGCCGCGACCGAGGCCGAAGACTTCTTTTACGAGGAAGATGCTGGATATATCGTAATGTGCTGTCAGGGGGTTGAGATTTTTCGCCACAAATGCCGCTATAAGCTCGGCGAGGTCGTGGCCGTGGCGCAGAGCTATGAGCAAGTATATCGTCAAGGCAATATGGACGCAGATGATGCTATTATAAGGGGCTTGAAATACGATCCCGGAATATGCAACAAGATGTACGTCCGTGCTGCTCTGATGCCTCACCAAATCCGCATCACGGGAATCCGCTGCGAGCGGTTGCAGGATATTTCGGACGAGGAGTGTTTACGGGAAGGGATCAGGCAATTTACGCCGAACTTTCCAAAAAATTTCCCCATACATCCAACCCACTTTGTAATAGGAGACATTTTAAAAGACACTCCCCGCGAAGCCTTCGCCTCGCTGATTGACAAGGTTTACGGCCGGGGTACGTGGAAATCGAATCCGTGGGTCGTGGTTTACGAATTTGAATTGGTGAAATAGCGAGCTATGACGATATTTAGAATACGAATACAGGGATGCGGGTGTAATAGCTGTGGACGCAATATGTATCGAAGATATTTGTCCGTGTGCATATTGGGGCGTTATTACGAGTTCTTTAGATTCCGAGGGGTTTGCAAAGACTGCGACTCTCCGTTCTGAAAAAATAGCGAGATTCTCGCAAAATCAAGATAAAACAACAAACATGAAGGGAATGAAAATACTTTTTATTGTCTCCATCATTTGCTCGGTGCTTAATTGCATTATGGGCGTCGTTGATGGAAATTGGCCGGCCGCCACTGGATGGTTCGTGGCTGCCTTTGCTGGATTACTACTTTTGAAGGATTATTTAGAACTGAGACAATGAAACCATTTGACTTAGCGGCCGCCAAAGCAGGCGCGCCGGTGTGCACGAGGAGTGGGAGAAACGCAAGAATTATATGTGATGACCGCCGGGGTGAGCCCCATAGCAGGATAATAGCCTTATTGGATGCGGGTGAGTATGAACATGTTGAGCTTTATAGCTTAGAGGGGCTACTAATACCTGATACGACGACCCTAAATGACCTTATGATGCGTGACGACGACTACGCCGAGAAGCTGGCGCGGGGAGAGTACGGGCCAACTGTCAAAGAAAAGTTGACAGTTGATAACCCAACTTGTAAGGAATCCTTACCAGTTGACCGGGAGTACTGGCGGCGGGTGTATGCCGGGCAAATAATGCCGGTCGTATTCCATGCTGCTATTACTACTGGTGCGAAGGTTAAAGACGAATACAAGGACATGCCGGCTGATGTAGCAATTGCTCGTTCTACGATTACCCTTGCCGACGCTCTCCTGGCAGAGCTGGAGAAGAAATAAAAAAGAGGCAATCCCGAAAGATCACCCCTACACGCAGGATAAAGGTAGTGATTAAATTCGGGATGTGCAATGGGGATCAAGAAAAAAAGAAAAGGTGGGGCACGCGATGAATCGGAGGTTAATATAGATTTCAGCAGGATCGAGTTGTTAGAATCAATTATCGTCAAAGATAAAGAATTTGGGGTCCATTTTAATCACTCATTTTCTTATCGCTTCAAGTGTCATAAATCTCAGCCGACATTATGGCGTGGGATAAAAAAGGTAATCAGAAAATATATCGACGGATGGCAGCAGAAGCTGCCTTTTATTTAATAGGATATGGATAGTATACTTATGCAAGTCATGCAAGATCGGCAAGCGGATGCGATGTTCTTGGTTCGTGCATCTGATTTGCGTACCTTTGCGAATGCACTCATTCAGGAAACAGGTAATAGTATAGCCGAAAAAACCTTTAGTGCTGTCAAGGCTGCTATGGGGGATAAGATGGAATATTACACCCGCGAGGAGACTTCTGGAATTTTGAGGGTATCCTATCCGACATTACATAGGTGGGAGAAAGAAAAGTGTCTAAATCCGATAAGAATAGGACGAAAAGTGCTATATTTGCGTAATGAAGTGGACGCAATCAAAGCACAAGGCCGATCACGAAGTTTGGGTAAGTAAATGTTAAACGGGTATTATATCGCCAAAAACACGCCGAAAATATCAACAATAAAAATAGCAACCATCTATAAATCAGATGATTGCTTATTTTAAGTTGTAGTCCCGGCGTTCGCCGTAACCTCCGCGCTCACCGTAGCCCCCGCGGCCTTCACGCCGGCCTTCCTCGAAGCCTTCCTCGTAAGCGCGCTGAAGCTCCCGCTCCATCTCCTCTTCGTGGCCGTCATATCCGCCTCGGCCTTCACCTATGATTCTCCAACCCATAGTTACTTAGTTTTTGCAGGTGCTTCAGTCTTGACAAGGCTCCTCAGTTCTTCCGCCGTCGGTATTTTGCTTATGCGCTCGTTCATATCAGCTATCATCCTGCGTAATTCCCGATTTTCGGACTCAAGTTCTTTCGTGCGCGCAGCTTCGGGGTCGAGCTGCATCAGGATCGAGTCGTAAATCTCCAGATTGGCTTTGTGCTTTTCGTAGGATTCTACGATGTCTCGGCTCATCTGCTGCGCCTCCATAATTGTAGGCTTCAGCCCGTCGCGTGTTGTCGCTACGGTGAGTCCGTCTTTCGAAACGATGTCCGCCAGCATGGGGACGCCCCACGGCTCGTTGCCCTCTATCGAGATATTGATGAACTGCTGCATCGGCGAGAACTGCCCCGGTTTCTGGGGCGGAATGTACGGGGCCGACACATCTTTTACATTCGCTGTATAAAACTTTGGCTGCTCGCGATTGTCGAAGACGTAGACTAAGGAGCCTTTTTTCAAGTTCTGAAACATCTTGGTTAATGATTTGTGAAAGTCAGGGAGAAGGAGTTACCTTCTCCCGTTCTTTCTGTTAATTGTTTTTTTAATTCAGACGGCACCGGTCATCAATTGCAAAGTATCGGTCTGCTTGTCATACCATATCTGGTATACCCCTGAACCCGGAATATCCGATACTGTGACATTTGCTCCGTTGTACGTCGTCAGATTCTTATTTTGCCCGTTGGTTTCAAACAGCACGGGAAGCGTTCCCGTTGTGCCGGCAGGGACTTCCTGTACCAACTCAACCAGCACGAGTCCTCGGTACCACGAATTTGCAAATGCGTGGTTGGGAAAGGAAAACACAACACCCGTGGTCTCCACTGTCACGCCCGTAGTTTTTAGTACCGGTATGCCCCTGCGGTTAACATACTGAAATGGGAATACTGCCATATTTTTGTAATTTAAGTTACCCGTTGGCGGAATTAAAATAGCGCATATTTAACTCTGCCAATAGGCTTTTCATTTTTGTAATTAATATATTGGAGGATTGTAAGTGCGCTAATCTTCCCGATAATCCGGGCAAACAATCCATCTGTATCTTTCGCATAATTCCTTATAATCATAAACTGGTCACACAATTGCGAGAATAGGGTTTCAATTCTTTTTCTCGCTTTGGCAAAAGCTGGGAATGTTGGCTTCCATTCTTTTTGATTACATCTGTATGGTACCTCCAATCTGATATTGGCAGTTTCAAACAGATCCAATTGCACTTGGGCACTTATATATCCTCTGTCCCCTATGACTGTACAATTACTATAATCCACTTTCACATCCTTCAGGTAATGAATGTCATGCACACTTGCCTTAGTGAGGTCAAAGGAGTGGATGACACCACTTAACCCACAGACTGCATGGAGTTTATACCCATAGTAATACATGCTTTGTGATGCGCAGTAGCCTACCCCAGGTGCTTTACTAAAATCCTTCTTTCCCATACTGCAACGTTTGGAACGGGCAATACGACATACTTCTATCGGTTTCGAATCAATACAGAAATAGTCTTCACCACCATCCATTTTAGCAACCATTCTTTCTCGGATTGCATTACATAGGGAGGAAGTTATTTTACGTCTGTCATTGTATTGTCGGCGGGAAATAAGGTTGGGTATTTCAACTCTATATTCCTGTAGATTTGCAAATAACAGCGACTCACTGTCAATACCAACAGCCTCTGATGCCATGTTCAAAGCCACTACTTCAAGGTCTGAGAATTTAGGGACGACTCCTCGTCTTGGCACATTCCCAGATTCATTGACTAAATTGCCGGCAATTTGTTTGCATATGTTCAGTAATTTAGCGAATATTGCATATAAGTTGTGCATACGATATTTGTCTATTAAATGTTTGATCTCATTTAATTTACTAAATATCAATAATATGCACAACTTTTTAAACATAAATCTTTTATAATTTAATTCCGCCAATAGGTTTTAAGTTATTATAACTATGCATATGTAGACCATATAGATGGGAACCGCACGAACAATGTGGCACATAATCTTCGTTGGTGCACTCGTTCAATGAACATGCTTAACCCTGTCACAAGAGAGTGTGCAGCAAAAGCACGAAGAATACCCAACAAGAGAAACAGAAAGCCAATTGTTCAAATTAAAAATGGAATATTGGTTGCAAAATATAAAACAGCATCCGAAGCCCATCAGTTACACGGATTTCACATCGGAGGAATATATGAATGTATTCGAAAGCCAACTCGCACATTGAAAGGATTTCATTGGCGCTGGCTTTCGGATTGGGAAGCCCCTTATCAGTAAGTCAAAGAACATTTCACCTATCGGCGAATAATAGCATTATCCCCAAAATCCGCCGTTCCCCCCAAAGCCAAACCCTGCACCATATCCGAGACCATATTGTGCGGCAATACACGTAGGCACACCGACAATAGGCGAATAGGGCACAGTAGCCGTTTCGGGCAGCTTGCACTTGATGTTATTCACGTCATTCTGCAAAGCCGCTACAGCGGCGTTCACGGGGGCTACAGCCTGTCCTACAACACCGGCCATGTAGGCGTTTTGGTGTTCGAGGTTGAGCTGCGTAGTCAGAGTGCTGTTCTTCTCGCGCAGGGCATCAATTTTATCCTGCAATGCAGCTGCCTGCATTTGATCCAGTTTGGAAATTATCGCTGTAGTCCCGCTTTGAGAAGTTTCGCGAATTGTGTTTTGTAAATCACAGGTCTGACGTTGTGTTTCATAGGCAACGCTACTGAATCCGCGCTCCATGCCCACATTGACGCCATTAATGGCCTGCTTCATATCACAGCAACACGCGGCGATTTGATTGCCGATCTGACAACCCATAGACTGCACGGCATTGATGATTTGCTGGCTCGACATCCCCAGCGTGCTTTGGATGTTGCACAGCGTAGACTGAATCTGCTGCGTCGAGCAGTTGAGCGACGATGCCAGCTGAGTGATCGCCGTGCCGTTTCCTTGAATTGCGTTCATGAGAAGTTCACGTCCGGCGTCACCGTTGAGCTGCGCAGGCAGACCGTTCGCGCCGTTGCCTCCGAATCCGAAGCCGTTACCGCCCCAGCAGAAGAAGAGCAGGATGATCCAGATCCACCAGCACCCGTCGCCGCCCCACGAACCGCGGTTGTTGTTACCGTTCATGAGTGCCGCTACGAGGTTGGGGTCCATGCCCTTGTTGCTCATCATGGACGAGACGAGAGCTGCGATGTCAAGGCCGCCACCCGTGCCGCCTCCATCGAAAATATAAGTTTTATCCGAACCCATTTTAAAAGATTATTGAATGATTGCCGCCCCCGTTAAGGCCGGGCGTTCACCTGTTGCAACAATGCAAAGGTGGCCGAAGGCGGCAGGCATATCAATTAGATGGGACGGAGATCGTAGGCAGTCTTTTCGCAATTAGTTCGCACTGAATTTCGAATATGGGATGACTGTACCGCTTCCGCTCGTCGAATTTCGAGATCATTTTTTCGACGGCTCGACGAGAGAAGCGCATCATGCGCGCTATGTCTGTAATATACATCCCTTTCTCATGGCAGAAGTGCACCAACATATAGCGGGCATCAACCACATCTTGATATTTATCCTTCGAAAGGATTTGTTCTTTGGTTATTTCGGTCTCAAATGCAACGCATTCGAGTATTTCTGCAAAAAGCTCTGATTTACGCATACGTTTCCCCGATAATTATTGTATATTTGTTATACCCCTGTATAAAAAGTTCCACCCCAAACGAAGGAATAGTCCTCGGCATTGGGGTGGAAACACTTATGTATACAGGGGTGTATGCTATAATGTCGGGGACTTTTTTATGCCCGTCCCTCAAGGCTCTACATCATATGAACCGGCGCGCCATCGTCAATATATTTTTACGGAATACGAATACAACGACGCCAAGGAGGACCCAAAAGCCGCGCATCTTTGTCTGCTGCCACCATGTCAGTCGGCGTTCCACTTCGACAATTTTTGTATCGGTCCTGTCTTTATAGACAATGCTGTCCCGATAAATCACTTCTTTTTCAAACGGCACCGGAATATCCTGCGGCTTGTTCTCCAGCGAGTGGCCCAGCGAACCGTCGTTGTTTCTCCATGCATCCGAAACAGCTAAGGGCGTCTCCAGATGACTTGAAGTATCTCTGACTACTTGGCGCTTGCTGTATGGAGGTATCTGAAATCGAAGCGTATCCTTGATGTATATTTTATGGATGCGTGTTTCGATGCTGATGCTATCCTTTGTGCTTGTTGCTAAATGCTTGCATGGACAGCATCCTGCCAGTATACAAGCGAATGTTACGATAACACACTTCATGGCTTGTGTTGTTGAAATAGTTCCCAACCTTTATTGACATCGTCTATAACAGCAGCGACTCCGTTTTCCACGCGCGACATTGCGGCTACCACCGGGACCATGATATCCTTATTGGTTGTTGTAATCTTTACGTCGGGCCAGACTCCTGAAGAGTCTGCTACGGCTTTAATGTAGTTATCCGTATGATTCTCAATGGGCGGTGCGTAGCGACTTATCATATCACGCAGCGTATTGCATCCGTGCTTCAGCTGGTAGGTGTGGAGTAATACGAACATGGCGCGGTACCCCCATGCCATTGTCTTGAATTGTTTGAAGGCGCTATCCGTGGATGGAATTTCCCCCAAATATTTGATTTTGGACAGTCTGATATTACCGGGATTGTTATTGCGTAATCCTCTGCTCATTGCTTTGTATTTTTATGGTTTCGATAATTCTCCAGATATGGGAGGTTTTTAATAACCTCGAAGGACAGGACATAATACAGGAAGTCGAACAACTTGCTCTTTGGGAAAATCCGCGTCAGGTTCTTCAGTGTATTGACTCCGTAAAAGTAAATAAGAGCATATACGATGATAGATATTGCTGACATCGCTCCTTCGTGGTTATCGATCATATCTCCGATAATCAGTACAAAGGCGATGAGACCGGATATAACCATACCTTCTAAAATGCAGTTGAAAGCCTTTTTGAAGGCGAATCCTTCATGTTGCTTAAATACGCCCGCCGATACTCCGGCCACGAAATTAATGGCAAATACCAGCATGCAGGCGATGAGTATGTCGTGTATCGGGGCGATTGTGCCGAATATCGAGGCGAAGATACAGCCAAAGAGTTCCCGAAATTTGTCCATGATAAAATTGCCTTATTCTCTGTTTTTAAGTCTCTGTTCTTCTTCCGCGGCCCGCTCTTCGGCCCGCTTGGCTTTGAGCCGGGCAAGCGTCTGTTCGTTCTTGTTGTACTCTGCGCTGGCCGTCTCATACCGGGCGCAGTCTTCCGGGTAGGTCTCCTTGAACGATATGCCGTTCTTAAAGCATTTGACTGCCCGGTCGTCGGACTGGGCCATAATCGCCCGTAATTCGAGCTGCCGCGATTCGAGGATGTTGATTTGCTGTTGTGTTTCCATGGTTCAGGTGGTTATAAAGCACTGACCGTACGCACGGCGAGCGCGTTATACTTGTTGCTGTTGCCCACGTAGCCCGCGTAGCCGTTGTAGATGAACGCGTTGCCGGAATTGTACTCGCACGATGTCCACGGATAATAACCCGATCCGTAGCAGGTCGTC